TCAATCCCTTCTGCTCTACAGCATTCAAGGCCACAGACTTTAGTTCCGAAGCGGAAGCAACAATGGGAAGACGATAGAGAGCGCAGTTGCAGCCGTTCTTATAGTAGGAACAACCGTCGCATGCAGCCACTTTCTTTACCGATAGGGCTCTGAGTCGGCCCTCCTTTTTGATCTTAGCCGCAGATTTGAGACATGAATTCATGTAGAAATTAGGTTCGATGTATGAAAGGCCCAACGCTCCGGTTTGACTCTTGAGATACTCTCCAAGACTTTGGGTGTCAAACACTTTGATCTCAGCCATCTTCTTAATATATTCGGCGACTTTTGATGGTGAATAGCCCAAGTTGAGGAGTGTGTCCACTCTCATCTTGGCTTCGTTGTCAGTCAGCTCTTTCTTCTTCAGCTCACTGGAACGATCACCCTCTTTGAGGGACATAAACGCATCGGAGAGGATAGAATCCCCCGTGGCCTCCCGCACTGCCTTGGTTTCCCATGCACCTGTGCCACTGTTGCCAGCCACACGAGTTCCTGGAACAGCGGTGTGATTGCTATGACCAGCGACTTCTTCTAGAAATTTATTGTTATTTGTGAAGCCCTTGGTAATCTCACCAAATGCTTCACCTTCGGGCTCAACCCGAAGATCATTCAGAAAGGTATCGATGAAGGACAGTGGATCTTTGCTCATAGTGTGGCCTTTATAGATCGAGATCGGCAAGGATGCTTTGCAAATAACCACTGGGGTCATCGGCATCGGCAGGTTTCAGGTGTTCATTAGCATCAACCTCAATTGATGAAACACGAATTACCTTTGAGCCCTCTACCTTCCAAAAGTCCTTGGAAGAAGGGCACTCAAACATGTTTCCAGCAACACGAACCAAACCCATCGCAGAGGCTTTCTTCATACCCTCAGCCGATGCTAACTTAGTGCTGGCCAGAGTTTCATGTCGTGTGTGGGAGGCAACAAAGTGAACTTTTTGATGAATAGATGCACGCATAATTTGAGTTACTCCTACTACATATGGATCCAGTATGGCAGATTCTCAGTAGTTTGCTTTCGTGACCAGCACTTGGTTAAACTCTTCTTTAGAAACATCTACAACAAATTGTCCCAAAATGGCTGGATCTTTTCTATAGATGGGACATATCTTTGCGCGTTCTCTATTTGACAATCCCCTTCCCTGTGCACTGGCCTTATCAATTAGACCAAATATATACGCGCCCAAAGCGAGCATCGGTGCAGTCTTCTCCTTTAATAAATCCCTAGAAAGAGTAGAAAAGGCTCTGCGAATATCTGGTCGTTTGACTCCAAAGTGTATCGCCACCGAAGTAAAACTCCTCGTCTTGGCATAGGAGTCTATCAACTCAGAAAACTTTATTGTTTCACTAAAGTGAGTTCGACCAAATAGGGTTAAGATCTGATCCATTTTCTCTATGGTGGGAACACCAATGAGCATATACGTTCCCAACTTCTTCATAGCGAGTCGCAACTTGAAACTACAAATTGTTTGAGTGGAGCTGTGTATTCGTGCGATTGACCATTGAGTCTTTGACAAAAGATAGTAGGACAACAAGAGTTCTTGGTCTTCAAAAGATAGGTATTTGATATATTTCATGAAATCATTAAAATGATCATGAATGTATGTGACAATATTTTGAGCTACAATATCCGCTTGGGTCTCAAGAGAAAGGGTGTGATCACCCTGGTAGTCATCAGGATTGAGAAGCATCGCACGCGATGCAACTATTGATTCGAAGTAGGGGCTGTTCTCAGCCACTTGTTGCCTCTAGTTGTAAAAACTTATTATACTCTTTATCTCTATGTCCCATTAGCACCACCTGTTACAAATGATATTACTCGATATAAAGAAAAAATGGCGACTTAGTCGCCATTAAAGTAAGAAATCTTTAAGTTATCAACCCTCAAACCCCATACTAACTAAGTCCTCCACCGTGGAGTTGTCCTTTAGTAGCTCTCTAACAGCGGCAACGGCTTGATTCATAGAGGGAAAAGAATTGAATAGGCTCACCCGCCCCTCTACATCTTCATCAGAATAGATTTCAACCAGATAATCTTTGCCCTCACTACTGTATGAAATGATGAAGAGACACTCAATGTGATCTACCTCTCCTTCTGCAATCAAGGGGGGAGTGCCGTCGGGAAATCCATCAGCCCCTTGGAACCCCATCCACTCCGAATCGGACATAGGGTGAAGCCCTGCAGCTGAAGTGATAGTGAGAGCGCCCATGGTTGCACCGAACTGAGAATTGCATTGAAACCCCCTCGCTTCCAATTGTTCTGAAGTTACGGGTTCTGTTTCAAGCAGTTCCCTGGCTTCGGCTATGGCTTGATTGGGGGAAGGGTAGTCCTTATCAAATTCTCCACCTTCCACATATATGCTGATGGTGGCTGGAGCTGGGGTGTCGTCTATTTTGCACAGAACTAGAAGGGTGTCTTCCCCATCTACTGTTATCTCTCCAGCGTATGGACCAGAGCCCCCAGATAGAGGCAGAATAAAGTCTTCCGCGCCCACCATACTCCGCCAATCCATATCGGTAAAGGGTCTCAACCCACTCGCTTTTTTAGAAAGTGGGCGGATCCCTTGCAAGAGAGAGGATTCAAACATTAAACTGCGTCTTCGACGACGATCTCTTCTTCATGAAGGAGGGGCTCTTCGACATGCTGTTCTACTTCTCCACCAACTTCTGGTAGCTCGAAACCAAGATTGCCAGCCAGATTCTCAATAGCGGCAGCGATCTCATCAACTGAAGTGTACAGTTCCATGAGAGCACCCTCTACCTTGGCGGGATCCTCTTCAGCCAACTTCTTCAAACGAGAAGCAAACTTGCGACGAGAAGCAATCTTGTCTCGAACAGAGGCTTCGTGAGTGATTGGGCTGAGGTCGAGGTTTTCAACCATGTTCTCCCCACACTCGGCCAACGTGCGGAACGCACCGGTGATCTCGATCAACGCATCGGACATGTCGGCGGGAGTTTCTGCGGCGACCTGACGGAAGGTGGCATATTTCTCGTTACCACGCTCAGGCATGTCACGCTCGTTATCCACGGACCAAGCGGTGGGAGTACCCTTGGCTTCATTGTCCTCTACGGGATCGGTCTGTGAGGTTTCGAGCTCTACTTCGCCCTCGGCCTTCTTCATCTTCTTGGCCTTTAGTTCAGCCAAACGCTCTTTAAATGAGCTTGTTACTTTGTCACGCATCTGGGTATCCTCCAAATTTGATCTTACAGGGTGATTTTGAATAGTTTTGGTCAACTCAAATCCTTGACCTTCGTTCGCTTTAGCAAAGTTTTGCATGTACTTCGGGAGTTCGGTGTAAAGAATCTGAGCGGCTCTGGGCTTGCCAACTCCAAACTGGGTCATGAAACGTTCCATGATATCCTTGGGCTTTGGTTCGCCACTCTTGACGATCAGATCAAACATGGCCTTCAGATATGCGGCCATCTTATCTGTGGCAATGCGATCTACATAGGTGTAGAAGGCGGGACGAATCTTACCAATCTCGCCATTGGCCCAAAATTCTTCAGTTTCGGGATCTACCTGACCATACTCTGAGTTGTTGAGAAACTCATTTCGCGTGGCATGAGAGTTTGGCTCTGAGTCAGGAGTTGGGTCAGAATCCAAGATGGTGAGCTCTTTATCACCCTTGTACACACTCTTAAGATATTCGACCGCATCACTAATTTGATATCGGAAATATTGCTTCAAATACGAAGTGATCTGCTCCTTCAAGGGGCGCTTGGCCACTTCAGGATTAAGCTGAGCGGGATTGAACTTAGCGAGTGCATCGTATTCGAAGAGATTGTGGATAAGGACATGATGAATGGCTTCATCACGCAACTCTTCGTTGCGAGGCGACACCTTGGTGCGGTAAGTCACTTCGAACCACTTTGACCAATCCATACGATCATCGACCGGAAGATTGTGCTCCCGGATCGCCGTTTTCACGTAAAGGTCAAAATCTTTGTTGAACGCAACCATATATTTGAATAGATTCGCAATAACCCGTTGTCCTGCTGTTATAAGTGGAAGAGATTTGAGTTCCGATTCGGTCACCAGTTGTTCTTTCCCTGGTGAGGCTAAACGGTACAGACATCTTCCCGCGACCTTATTCACTTTGGTTATGACAAATGCTCCACCTTCGACGGGTAACAATACCGAGCCGATTTTATAAGAATGAGGAACAGAGGAGGGTCGCTCCTCTGTTCCTGGTAGGTTTAGAGCACCTATCAATTTAGCCATCGTTACGTTCCTTGGAGTTTAGTCCAGCTTGGGATCGTTAGGAGCCCAACCCTCTTTCTTGTCGTCCTTTAGGACAGACTCAAGAGTATCGAGAAACTCTTTGTGGTCCTCGAATGCCTGAACATCCTCACCCGCAACCTTAGCTCCGGTCTTGTTGAGTTCTTCTACATACAACTGATTCATAGCATCACGATCAGCAGCAGCAATTTTAGCCATGGAATATCTCCTCTACGGTAAACTTCCTACAAGGTAGGATCCAAAAGTCTGTTTTCTGTTGGACTTATGCTCGGATGACGACTATGTCAAGCCCAGCGTAAGAAAGATTCTCTAACTTAAACCCCATTTGGGTCAATATTTTCTCATAAAATTTTAATTTGCGATCATCATACGTTCCAACCAATAGAGTTTTGTATTTCTTAACCCAGTGGGTGACAATACGTTGTGCCTCCCCCATGTCAAATTTGCCTCGATGTTCTGGTATCTTAGTGGTTTGCTGTTCAATGCTGGTGAAATCCTTATCAGATTTCTGCATGGCAATTTGTGGATAAGGAACCCCCTTGCCTTCCACCAAATAGAGCTCGTAGTCACCGATTGTTTTTGACTCTACCACTTTGCTAAAGTTTTGATGAAGACGTTTTTGGGCTTCATCTGACAAGGGTGTTGCTTGGAGTAATTTAGCCTTAAATGTGAACCTCATCTAATCACTCCCTTTTGTTTAACTCCAGAGAGACCGTCGTTCTTCAACTCTTTTTGAGAAGGAACAGGCTTGGGATTTGGTTTGGGTGGAGTTTTTGTGATGGGAGCAACAGGTTGTTCCAACTGCTTCTTCTGTTTCTGAAGCTGCTGCATACTATCCTGCTCGTTACGTTGCATTTCCTTATTCTTTCTGATCTCTTCTAGCCTTAACTTATTGGTGATACCATTAATCACTCTGGTGACGGAGGGAACGATACGATTAGCGACGACTTGGCAGTGCTTGCACAGTAAGAAACCCCTGCGCTTGTCTAACTGCTCCTTGGGGGCCTGAAGCAGAGGTCTAGGGGGTCCTTCCAACGCCTTATTGCGATTAAGATTCCATTGGGCACCCCAATAGAGAAAAGCCGGACATCCACAACTAAATCGAACATTTAAATCATTTAGCGTGGTGGATTCGTTTATTTTACTCACATCAAATTGTACTCTAACATCATGACCCTTGGGATCCGATTCGGTCTTAGAACACTTCACATTATAGTGCATGGTCAACCGCTTGGGATCGGAAGTCTGCAACGAAGGGGAACATCCACCAACGTATTTACGACTAAACTCATTAGTTTTCTGAGTCAATTCGCGAATAGAGACGGCAATCTTGTACTGGGACTCGGTGATGGAACTGAGTGGAATTTCCACCCATACGTCTTCATTGGCCATATGGACCTCAATATAGAATCAGGCATCCCTTTTTTTCGAACGGTTTGATCTGACTCGGGGCTCCACTTGGATGACTTGCACTTCGGATGGTGCTTCGACAACGATGGGACTAAACCACCCCCTCAATACCATCTGTTCGATCCCCGCAACAGAGATGGAGTGGAGGTTATGCACCAACGCACCGTCTCTGTACACGATCATGTCCTTCGTAACGATGTGATGGGTGAGAATGTCTCCTGATTTTACATACGCCTTTTGATCCGCAAAATTAACGCTCTGATTAGCAACGTATTGCTTTTCCATGCACACTCCTGTCAAGATAGATTACGAAAGTCGATTTTAAGAATCAAGCACATGTTCATCTTATACTCTTAATACTGAATTTTGGCAATAAAAAATGGCCCTCCGAAGAGGGCCATCTTGATCCCAATGTTAATTAGGAGCGAGTGATAGCGATACGGCAAACACCAGAGGGGTTGAAGATCAAGAATCCGAGGATCTCGAACACAGCGAACCCAATCTGACGAAGGTCAGGGCGGTCAGCCGAAAGCACGGTCAGAGGAACGCGCTCAGGGATGACACCGAGGAACTCGGCATCGGCAAGAACATAAACCGTTCCGAAAGCTACCTTACGACTTTGGAGGATTGTGGCCCCCCAAAGATAGCCCATGATACCGGTCTTCAGCAAGTGGCGCTGAGTCTCACGGTCGATGTTGCTATCCTTCCACTTCAGGATGTCCGTATAATCGCGAGGATTAATGAACACATAGGCGACGGACAGATCGTGACGTTGAACTTCACCAAACGTGTCGGCGAAGGCGTCTGAACTGACACCACCATTTGAAGACAAGGTCACTGTAACAGAGAAGTCCTTGTTGTAGATAGGATCTGTGTACTGCTTGCCGTTGGCAACGGTTGCGATTGCGTCAAGAAGACCGAAAACGTAACCATCTTCAGTGGCACCAACTTCAGCCTTAGCAAGGTTAAGAGCACGAGAAACGATATCGAATCTCTTTTCCTTAATTTGGGTAATTGGGATCATGGGCTGTGCGGCGATTTCGAACGTGGGAACGGTCACACGAAGTGGGTTCACCAAGCGAACGATATCCTGGCCCTGTTCACCGAGCACGAATGCTTCGATAAATGAACGGCCAGTTTCATCGAATTCCTTGTCGTAGATGGGCAGAGCGCCATCAGGAAGGGTTTCGACCATGAGCGCCTTACGAGCGATGCTCATGTAATCGCGACGACGACGGAGTGATGGGCCTAGAGCAGCGGCCAGCTTCTGACGACCAGCTGCAGTCTTCAGAATCTGTCCAAGCTGTGCGGTCTGGGCCTGGGTGCGGGATAGAATAGTCATGTCTTTTCTCCTTATACCAGCTCAGCCACACCAAGCCAAGGCTCAGAAGTGGTAGGAACGTGGGTGCAAATACCCACAGGGAGGATACCGGTGGTGCCAGCACTACCAGGGGTGATCGTCCACTTGCCCTTGTCGGAGCTAGAAGCAGCGTAGAGGTAGCTTCCAACGACGAAGGTGTCATTGGCTTTGCAAGCACTAGAAGGAACCTTGAACTTGGCAAAGGCACGAACTACGGGGAGGCGACCAGAACCCGAAGGGGTGATGCTAGATGAAAACTGCCCAGCACCGAGCAGTAGAACCCCATAGGGGATCTGAAGAGCACCAGCGGTGGCAGCACCGTCGGCGGGAACGATAATTAGACCATTGGTGGTAGCGGATGCAGGCTTAATAGCCATAATCGCACCAGTCAAGTAGCCAGCGGCAGTCAGGGCGGCATTGTCAGTTCCAGGATCGCTCGTTAGTACAACGAGGGCGGGATCTGGAATTGTGGTTCCGTCATTCTGTCCGTAATATTCACACTTACAAAACCGTCTGACCCAATGTCAGTCGTTTTCGAGTTTCTCTACCACTTCGGTTTTCACCGCCACCCCAATGGTGTTCGTGGTCTGGACCATGCCTTCATCATATTAAGAGATTCTTAACGTAGATGGACGATTATGGCCTCTACACGTTCAAACCCTAGGACCATCGAGCTCGCTTCGCTCGGCGTTGACATCAGCTTTACCTGGAAGTTTTCACCGAATTTACGTCTTACGCACATCTTGTTTCCAAGATGGCGACCTGGTATATTAAGTTCGAGAAACATTTCTGTATCTCTCCTTATTATAGGTTTTTTCGCTTCCCCACGGATCAGCCACGTTGGCGAGATCACAAGAATATGAGGTTGCTTGTCCAATTAAAGGAGTTGGAAGAAGAGAAATGTAATTACTTTGTTTTTTTCAACTTTACATTCCAGTATTAAGAAATGGAATAAGGCGAAACAAAATGGCACATAGATGGCGACAAATACACCACTCTCTGTTAAGAAGCGATCTTCTCAAGGGAGGAGTTTATATTGTTTTAAACACAAAAACAGGAACCATGTATGTGGGCTCTGCTAAAGAGTTTAAGAACAGATGGAATAAACACACAGGAGGCTTGTTAACCAAATCACATTCGAATCCGATTCTTCAACGAGCCTGGAATAAGTACAAACATGATGTATTTCGCTGGCTTGTAGTGGAATTTGTCGAAGAGGTTAAGAACTTAATCAGTAGGGAACAAGCATGGTTAGACTGGATGACTGAGTTAGGAGTGGAGCTGTATAACATCAAAAAAGTGGCCAATTCTCGGTTAGGATTGAAATGTTCCGATGAGACTAAGAAACGAATGTCCGATGCAGCAAAGAAGCGGGGAGATACTTTCGTAAGAGATGATGAGTGGCGAAAGAAAGTGTCTGAAGCAAACAAAACAAATGCTTCAATTCGTTGTAACAAAGACATGAGAAACAAAATGAGCAAACTGAAGAAGGGGAACAAATATGGTCTTGGTCTAATGTGGACTCATGACCCCCAAACAAATCAAAATCACAGAGTCCTTCCCACTGATCCCCGTCTTCTCTCAGGAGAATTAGTTTTGGGTCGTAAGAAAAACGAATGAAAAAACAACCCTTAAATCTCCCTGTATCAACAATTATCAAAAATCAAGAATGGAAAAACGAATAGAAAACTTTACAACTTTTTTATTTCATATTTTCCTTGCTCGATCTCCTTATGCGGCGTTGGGGAGTGTAATACACTCCCATTTTCTCCACTATCTTAACGAATCTGTATCCATTCCTCACAACTATTTAGTATGATGAGAAATGAGAATTTGTATACAAAAATGACTCAGGTAAGTATAAGAGGGCTAGAGCCCACTCGGGCCTTTTGGAGAGCTTTTATGAGTCTACTAGCTAGTCAAGAAACTCAGGAACAAATGGGCATGAAGAAATGGAAAGAATTGATTCTTCAGCTCTATGCCAACGGAAAGACACAGGAATTGGAATTCTCTTCCTCTCTAGAGGCTGAGGAGGCACTCAGATCTATTCGATCTTGTGGTTCTTATCATCTTCCGGAAAGTCATCGTATAGAGGGGAGTCACAAGAAGGAAAAAATTCTAATTCGTGTCAAGAAGAGATCCCCAGAAGAGTTGGATAAATTGCATTTTGATAGATTTTCTGGGGTCAGATTCAGCTACCAAGACGGGGATTGGGATCTTCTCACCAGATCCTCTAGAGAAAAGGTAATTAAACAACACTGGTCCAAACTGGGTCCTTGGGAAAAAATAAATATCATTAAAAAAATGAATTTTGAAGAACATCGTTTGTTGATTGGAATTATCTAGAATGATAGAAACAGGATGGCCCTCCTAGGAGGGCCATCCTCATGAACTTCAGTTCGTTTACCAGCTGCCCTGATCGTCAGGGAAGACGAGGGCAGACAGCATGCGCTGATCTTTGCTACGGTCGTCGCTGGCAATCTTGACATCGCCAAGAGAGCGCAGAGGCTTCTTACCAGCGGGAATCTTCTTAGTTGAAGCAGCCTTGGGCATTTCCAACTTGGGTTCAGTCTCACGCTCGAAACCGGTGGGCTCAAACTTATCGCCCTTGACACCGGAGAGCACTTCATACAGGATAGAGTCTTCGTGATCCTTCTCTGCATCGGTAACACCAGCTTCGTCGAGTAGGTCTTCACCCATCTCACCAGGAAGCAGAACCTTGTCACCAGCGACCTTGGAGTCAGCGAGCAGACTGTCCATACCGGCTGATTCATCACCAGCGGTGTGGAAATAGCCAGCGAGGTCGTCGTGACCGGCGAAGTCCATGCCTTCTGAGTTAAGAGCTGATTCCATGCTCTTGGCATCGGAAGGACCAAAGAAGTCTTCACTGTCAACCACATCCTCAGGATTGTGATCATTCTCATTGGCCAGGTCAGAAGTCTTCTCTTCCATGCCCTCTTCGTCAAAGATCTTGCTGAAGTCGAGTTCTTCCTCGTTCTCTACAGCCAGCTCGAGTGCTTCAACATCAGCCTCAAGAGCGTCAATCTTTTCCTTCAGCTCTTCCTTCTTCTCATCAGGAATGGGTTCACCAGCGCCTTCGGTGGGAGGAACTTCTTCGTCTAGAGGAGGCATCTCTTCGTCGTGGACTTCTTCCTCAACAGGAGGCAGCCCTTCGTCATGAATCTCTTCTTCATGCTTCTCTTCGACGAGAGGAGCGTCTTCGGTTTCGGGACCGGCGGTCTTTTTGCAATTTTCGCAACCCTTACCCTCGCATACGCATTCGGCCGAAGCAGACTTAGCCTCGCCCTTGAGCTCCTTCTCCACTTCCTTCTTCATCTTCTCAAGGAAGGAGGGGTCTTCACATGCTTCGTTCAGTTCGACCTTATGAATCTGCTCAAACTTCTCAGCCAACTTGGTGTAGTGGGCATTGATGGCAGTCTGACGCAGCATGGCGGTCAAAACCAAAGTGGAATTGCCCAAAAGGGAGGAAGCCAGCTTGAACTGAACGTCCGAGGGGGCCTGGGGCAACATGGTCTTTGCAATGGTCCATGCAGAGGCGACTCGTGTCTTATTCTCTTTTGCGGCCTTTTGCTTAGACGCTTTCAGAGCGGCAACACGCTCTCTCAATGATTTCTTTTCTGTGCTCATATTTAAAGCTCCTTATTTTATGATATCGCCTCTACTTCAATAGAGAGTAAAAGTTGGTTTTGATGAAACTTTCGTTCCATCGTTACTTCAATTTTCGATATAGGTCCGAAATTAACTGAATGTCAGTAACTCGGCGTTGGCTCGACGCTGCCTTATTAATAAGTTCAGCATCCTTGGTGAAGGCTGTCTTAGGTCCTTCCCACGTGTCCGCGACAATAGTTCGCAACGTGGCACCTGGAAATGCTGGGACAGCCACCCAGCTGGCTTCGACAAACCTAACTCCCCCATTGGGAAGAGACTTATGGCCACAAAGTTCAGCAATGCGTCTTGCAATACCATCCTCATCGGGGAGGAATTGACCTTTATTATAATGAAGGTGAGTGCAGTAGGAATTTTGATCAGCGACTTGTTTGCCACAAAAGCTACAAATCACCAAATCGGTTACACAGCCCATGGAGAGGTAGCGAACCTCTTCGTTACGAATCTTGCTAACCAGATCTTCATGAGAGAGATCTGTTGCAACTAGAAGATCGACAAAATATACCCACACGTCAGGAGCGATGTGAATCTTTCTCAAAACGGAGTCAAGAATGTGTCCCTTTGCTGCTTTGCTATTCTGATAGTGTTCATAAAAATTAAATGCACCAACAAAACTGCGATAAGACAATCGAAGAACATCATTTTCCCAAGCGTCTTCATTATTATTAACAAGATAAGAGCACTCGGGCTTAATCAAGTAGTCGTGAGGATCTGCTTCGGTCATAACCGAAGACATGATAGTAACGTGGGACAGAAGATATTTAGACGTATTACCAGCAAATTTAGAAATGGCAGCGGATTTGTGCCCAAATGATGCAGTTCCATGTAGTTTCTCCCAGTCCTGAATGGAGAAGACTGGGTCGGTAATGGTGGCATTGGCAATTTTATTAAACATCTTAGACCATCACAAACTCTAAACTGATACCATCAAAACCGGCATTAAGAACAGTGTGAGAGTATTTGGCTGTTCTACCCGTGGAGAAGAGGATGTCTCTTTCCATACGGTGCAACTCTGCCGAACCGATTTCCACATGAGCCACCCGCCCTCGTGGAATATTCACCATAAGAACACTGTCATTTACTTTGATGTTCTTAGCACTGGCCAACTGCTTGATGTACGAACCGGAGGCCACTCGATGAGCGACTCGTGTATTACGATCAAACTCGTAATCTAAATCCGAGATGGTCAGAAGACCACCGGTCTTATCGGCCAATCCTTCTTCATCCTTTTCATCCTTGATTTCATTCTTAGTCGTTTCAGATCTATAGTCTCTCATATCTTCTCTGGGAGGAAGAAATTCTGGATCTTCATGTAACTTGGAAAGAATTCTAGGTGCTGTTTGATCTTCTTTACGTTGTTGCTTCTTAAGAAGTTCGTTCTCGGGATCTGACTGGTCAGTGGGGACGGCATCAAATCGACTATCTGCATAAGGATTTTCATGTTCTGTCTGATAGCCCCGATCATACACGGTGCCAACGTTATCACGACCCATCTCAAAATTTTGGGCCTCAGCGGACTTGGACAAAAGGGAAGAAGCTGCTCGTGCTAATTCTGGCTTGTCTACTTGTTCACTGGTAGTGTTTTCTAGTTCGTTGAGTTTTGTTTTTAGTTTTTCTTGTAGGTTTTTTGACTTAATTAAGTTTAGTGTTTGAGCAGCTTCTTCTTTTGACAATCCAGTCACATCCATATTGGATACCATCTGAACGAAGGTGTCTTCGTCCAAACGGATTTCGTCGGATTGTTTCTGGAAAAGGGAGGACAGAGTATCACCTCTACGAGAAAGGGATACATAGTCAGTTTTATTGCACGGTTTAGAGTTGAGGATGGAGTGTCCTTGTGTGAGAATAAAACTTGACCCCCGGTTTGGGGGTCAAATCAGTATTCATTATTGACTAAAATCAACGAGGTTCACCCTCGAGTCTGATAGAACGGCCAGTCTTATCCGTTTTATTGAGACCTGCATCAATAAATTCACCATAGACGGAACCATTAGCATCGAAAATATCAGACACCATAACGGTGGCATCCTCGCTAACAGCAGCCTGTTCGACTTGATAGGCGGTGTTGTATGATTCCATCCAGCAACCCTCAAATACGGTTACGACAGCATACAGACCAGGATTGCCCAAGTTGTTCAGCCCACCCTCTGAGGGCACGTCAGCCTGAATGGCCTGACCGGTGTCCTTGGCTTCGGATGCAAACTCGGAGAAAACAATCTCTGTCTTGATATCGAAGGGCCACTTGTGATGCTTGAGGGAGCGAACAAGACCACTTACACCAGCCTTGTAACCAAACATCTGCATCAGATTAGCCAAATAGAGAGCGGTGCGGCTGATACTAAGGGACATTGGCTGGGTCACACCGGGGACGAGTTCAGCAACCTGATCGCCATAGCCCAGTCCACGAATAGTTTCGATGTTGCGGCTCTCAGACATGCTGAAGCTGCTGGTGACACCCATCTTGACAAATTTACCGACATCGACAACGTGGCTGTAGATTTTGAACCGGCTTGAAATGACTGTCTTAGTCTGAGCGGTAGTGCCTTGTTTGTAAAGATATGAATCTGCTACTGCTGCCATTTTGTTCTCCCTATTGTTAGAATTGGATAGTTCTGTTCCCTAGATTAATTTTCAATCCCAGGAAGAGTTAGATTAGACAAGAGAGCTCGCTTCTGAGCGGCAACGGTTTTGCGAGCCTGACTCAACGCTACGGCATAAGGATTAGCTTTGGCATCTTTCCCTTGGAATTCGGGTTTCTTCTTGAGTTCTTTTACAATTTTCTCTGCTTCAGCCTGAACCGCCAGGGGTTGACCATCAAATGCAGAGGTCTTTTTCTTCTTAGTAGCTTCCTCGATAGCGGTTTCGGCAGCTTCGAGCGCGGTGAACTGTTTACCTAACAGCTTGAGCACTTCATCCAGCTTATTCTTTAGCTTAACAATGTCCTCTGAGGTGTTTTTAACCGCAGCGGAGTTGTTGGCGAATTCGACCGTCTTCTTGAAATCGAAGAACTTGCCTGTGAGCAATCCCTGGAGCTCTTCAACAAACTTCATCGCCTTCTTTGTTTCCGTAGTGGAAATGTCAGCGACGTCACCGGCAGTCTTGAGACCACCCGTCTTGGAAGACTTCTTATCATCTTCTAGATGAAGCTCATCCTTTTCATAATCCATTGGCTCTGGTGTATTGGCATCATCTTCAATGGTACCAGGTTCGGTCATTTCATCTGGGTCAACACCAGGTACGTTAAGATCGTTCATCATCGATCCACCACCCTGGTCCACACCCTCATCAACATTCTTGCTATAGTAGTCACCCTCAACCAGTTTGGTTTGAATTGATTCGATGGACTTGATTACGGCTTCGTTGAGATCTAGGATGGCTCGCTCAATCTCTTTGGGCCATGTGGAAGGATTGACTGGTTCACCCAGAGAGGACCATTCGGTCTTAACCGAGTCAAGCAGAGACACGATAACTGCATCGGTGCTGCTCTGCTCTTCGGTCTCTTCTTCCTCTTCGGCTCCACCCTCAGATGCTTCCTTGGAAGCGAGAAGAGGACCAGAGGAACGGTCTGGAGCGGGGTCATTTGTAAATTCTTTCAAGGCGTCAAAGAGTTCCTTCTCTTTAAATCCCCAGTTACCCTTTCCATATGTGTAAGTCTGCTCCATTGCAGAGAGCAATTTGGTGGCGAGTTGAGCAAGTTCAGGTGGAGCTGCCGTCTTAGCCATGTCCTTGACGCATTCAGCACAAACATCTTCCTCAGCAGCACATCGTTTGCCACATTCGGCACAACGATTAGTTTTTTCACCCTTGGATCCGTTCTTCTCTTTTTCTAACAATTGCTGCTCCGTGTCTAGGTGCTTCGTCTCTACCGGCTCTTCACGATCGTTATCGACAGACCACGCTGTGGGAGTGGCAGACTTCTGTGATCCCGTCTTCTTAAGAATGTTAGTCAGTTGACCAACAAACTCTGATTCGTTAACCTGATTTGTCAAAAATTGAGAAACCAGCGTAGCAAATGATCTTGTATTTGAAGCTGAACCAGCGGGAGTCTTCTTGAGCTCCTGAGTCAGCTGCATCAATGCTTGTTGGGATTGGGTTCCAGACGTATCGGTTGGAGACATCATCTTAGCTGCAAGAGGCTTTAGGCTTGCGGCATTCTCTTTAATCCAATCGACCGTTCCCTTAATGACATTACCAAGGAAGTCCGCCTCTTTGGGCATGGCACAGGCCTCACAGCCCATTCCTCCACACTTGTCGCAGTCGATAGTCGCTTCCTTGCACCCACCACATCCTGGGCACTGTTCTCCACTATAGGGTTCGTGACAATAGAAGCAAGTCTTGCTTTGAGAAGGGGCAAAGAGAAAATCCATAGATTGTCTGCCAGGTTCTGGGGGAGTGGTGAGGGTTTCTCTGTCTAGAATTTGTTTGTTTCGTCCACCAGGCATGTGGGGTTCCGCTTCCTTTTTTAGCATTTCTACATTTCGTTGATCCTTCGGATTACAAAATGAACAATCCTCCTTACCACAATTGCACTCCATCGCCTTTTTGCGAGATGCCATTAGTCTAGAACGCATACGAACCTCATACAGTAGAGTCAGGAAGAGAAGAAAGCTGGGGGGGAGTCTTAGCTCGAAGTATAGTCAAGGAATCCAAAATGCGAGTGGACATGACCGTACTGTAGGAAGTTGCGGCATGGACGGGATCACTAGTGATACAATCCAACACTCCCTGCTGAGGTGCAGGTTGACCAGGCGTTCCAACAGGAAGTTGAGTCATGAACTTAGCAGTAAAATTTGATATTTCAGTGGTGATACCCTTATATAGTTCGGGTGTTCCTAGGGCAAAAGTAAAGGTATTATCAAGAGGATCTACAAAAGTGCCACCCAGATTGACTTTAGGGTCTCCATATGCTAGGATTCTGGCCTTATCAGTCACATCGTCAGCATCACCAACAAAAGATGGTTGAAGTGTCACCATCACTTGTCCGTTTAGATGCTGAACAACAGGGTGGATCTGCATACTTTTTCTCCAAAGGGATGGAGGGGAGACCAGCTCCCCTCCTCATTACAGACGAGTGGTGACGGTGATCTCGGCACTGATCCATAGCAGTGAGAAAATTGGCTTCATGGCCCACTTCACGTGCACAATCGTGGGATCATAATCGTCTCTGGTGACCTGGAGGTTCTTGAACCCTTCAATGATCTCCTGCTCAACCAAACTCTTCAACGTACTAACGGTGACGATGGACACTGAGTTGATGGCAGACTGGATGAGCTTGCGACCGATGAACTGATCGAGGTTACGACGAACGATCTTACGGACGTAGTCCACGATAAGACGACTGGTGGGTTCACGCTTGAGAGGACTAGAATTATCCGTGGTGACCCAGTGGCGAACTACAAAGGCACCGTTGTTCTCAACCAAGCAGGTGAGACCGTCAGCAGCCATCAGATCCATTGTGGGATCGTCATAGCGACGAATCAGGCGGCTGAATCCAACCATGCTCTTACGAGTCAGGGTGGTAGCGACGTCGATAGCAGGATCAAGGCTCATACCAGCCATGGCGGCGGCGAGGAACTCTCCACCGACAGCAAATTCAGCAGTCTTTCCAGCCACATCGATTTCAAGGATGGCACCGGGAACACTGATGCCAATCATACGCTCGGACTTAACTCCACGAGCAAAATTACGCATCGTGTTGGGAGTGGCATAGAAATCATACCCGAAGAATCCCACTGCTTCACCACTGTTACGAGGAGAAGCCTGAGAAATCAAGTGGTGGTTCAAGTACTGGAGAACCACAGGTGAAGTGGTGAGGGGTTGAATTATGTCACACTTACGGTCACTGCCAGGTAGAGGAGAAGCAAGGCTGGCGATGGCATCCTCAAAGGCTTGATCCGAGGCGGTCTCCAAACCAACGTCCTTGCGGACCTGAATGGCACCGAATACCTGTCCACCATTTAGACTGAACAGACGAGCCGCTAGGGATAGCTTATTGTCAGGATTGGGGTCACCATATAGTGCATAAGCATCGGCTGGATTGGTGAATAGTCGAAGAGCCAAATCTGCATCGGTCTTGTGAGTCGTGTAGGTAACATAGTAGAAGTCACCAACGTGGGGTTCAGCACCGGCCTTGTTGAAAGTATTGATGACAGCGGTATCACCTGTACGCATTCCATAAGTGGAAACTACTTTGGTTCGAAGACCAAAGATGTCCACAGTGGGGATGGAGGAGGCAACACGACTTGTGCTGCTGTTAATAGAGAAGGTCAACATGTCACCTGGACGGAAGTGATAAGAGGGCGAAGGCAACGAGGTGTAGCCAAAACTGAGTGCATCGGCTGGATTAATGATAGTAAATCTGACACCTGTTACGGCATCAGCATAGGTCTGGTCGAGATAGCCGTCGGATCCAACAGCATTGCCACCAACATTTGAAGTACCTGGGGTAACGGCTCCGCCGGTACGACCTAAACCATCTACAATCATATCACCTGAGGTTCGAGATGATGTTACCTTGTATCTAACTGAGTAGGGAGTGGTCACACTGGGGGCACCGCTGGTGAAGAGAACTGAGGCACCTGTAGTAGAATTGGTGGTTAGGTTAACCGAGCCATTAATGGGTTCGCAAATAATTACACCAGTTGTAGGACGAGTAGGAATGTGCCCAGTCAGGGAGAAGAGGTTAATAATTTCCTGAAGGGTGCGGACGGTAATGTTGTCCACCTTGAGAATATTGACCGTAACCGTGTCTGAGGAGTAAGTAACAGCTGAAAGATCAGCAGCACCAGTTCCACCACCATCGATAAACTGAACGGACACAACACTGTTGGGGCCAGACCCAGGAGTAGTGGCGCGGAATCGAAGATTTGTATTACCACCACCAATTAGAGTTGCTTGAACCGCAGGAGTAACAACGAATTGAAGATTATCATCCTGGAAGGTGAGTGTTACAGTCTCGTCAGGAGAATCACCAGCGACACTGGTGAGATCAGAGAAACTGTAGGGCCAAACCGTACCGGTAATTGCATAATTGGCTTCAGTCACAACAGCAACATCAGGAAGGACCACGGGGGCAATCTGATTCAGCTCGTTCTGAATATTGTAGGTGCCTTGGCCAGTAATGCCAGGATTAACAACCGTTAACGTCCAAGAATGGTCGTTAAGTGTGTTACGGTAGTATGAGGCAAACACGCTAGAACCCCCAGAAGGAGGATTATACAGCTTGAAGGTCTTGGTGGCACCGGTCAGCTGGATAACACGAACTGGACCAGCGTTGAGAGCGGTGATAGGATCAACCCCTAGATAGACGGAGATCAAGGCGGGATCGTTTGTCTCACGAGCCAAGCCAGACCCATCAGTAGGAACATCCAAGAGGGTGAAGACGGCATTCTTTCCATCTACCGTTCCCTGAACTGGCTGCAGGTACATACGCTCATCCACCAGGGTGGTAGTAATGACAGAAGCATCAAAGGGAACATATCCGGCGGTCCACACACCAGAATCAGTAGAGGAGGAAGCACCCCACTGAATTCGAGCATTCTTACCCGAAGGAGTTTCAAGAACGAAGTCAACTCCATTAATGAAGTCGTCACGATCAGGACCGAAGCCCACCAGATTGATTTGATCAATATTGGAGGCGGGAAGAATGTCGTAAGTGTCTTGGTAGTTGTTGGTGTAGTAAGAAATGGTTAGGGTCTGTCCAGCCAAAACGGGATTGTTTAAGGTGAAGAAGCCACTAATGCCATCTACTGACTTGACTCCAACAGTCAAACCATTCACCTTGACCGCAACCTTAGAAACCGAAGTGGTGACAACTCCACCATTAGAGCCGTCAACAATGGGGGCGAACTCAGTTTTGAAAGTTACATTACTGTTGGGGCCAGCACCATTACGGAAAAGAGAAGGGGCCTGTGTGGAACCGGGATCATTCTCGTGACCCGCTGTAATAGAGCTCAGAACAATGTTACCGGAGGAAAGAGTAGGAATGCCAACAGCGAGTAGGGCGGCCAATTCGGTGAGATTTCTGAGCTCAACGATAGAAACCGAGGCGGAGGCAGCCACTTCAGTTGCAACCGTGTCCCCACCAAAGGTGAGGGTGTCTGCAGTGGCAATGGTAACGGTAAACGTCGAATTGTTGGAGGCGGTTGAGGAGAAGGTGACCTTATCACCAACGGCAACACCATCGTTTAACCAAGAGCCAGTAGTGCGAAGAACCGTCTTGGCTACAGAGGCGAAGGTCAAACTTCCTGTGGCAGTGGAGGCGTGAGCTGGCTTTCGGAGTTCGATAGACAGCGTGTCGGTTCCAACTCCGCTTACAGCGAGGGCATCGGTAGCAGAAGCGGTTGATGTAACCCCCAAGGACACAAGATTCCCACTCGCTCCAGGGACGGACAGTGAGAGGGCCAAATTGGTCAAATAGGTCCAGGTGGCAAAGACTGGAACCTGATCGGAAAGATCTTCACTACTAATATAGGTGTCTTTACGCTTGAAGAAATAGGTGACCTCGAGGGTGGTTCCAGGGACGTAGATGTCGTGGAGTTGAATAACACCTGTGGTCCCGTTCAGGCTGGTCACTGTGGCGGGGGCACCATCAGCAAGCACAGTGATATCGACGGGAGTGGAGGTTGTAGTTCCAGTTCCATCACCCTTGACCACAGGGAAGTAGCCCAGTTGGAATTGGCGAGTGAATCCGGTGATCTGGTCGGAGATGTTCTCTTTGACAACCAGGTCATCAGCAACCGCACTGCTGCCACGATGCATCTCCTGATTCTTGAGGGAGAAGGTTTCTTGCCCTTCACCGATGAAGATGGGGATACGCAAATCTCCAAAAAGGATGATGCCAGGATCCGCTACAGTCTCACTGGTGTAGACGCCTGGTTTTGTGTACTGATCGAAAAGTGCCATAGGTAACTCCCCTTTTTAACAATTCTTTTTTGACCGAATCCGATATGAACTCATCTACATGAGAATATCAAAGTTCTTTTGTGCTTTAACTTTCAACTTTCCCATATCCTGTTGTTTTTAGAGATTCGTGAATTTCGGACCTCTTCTTTTTGTCTTCTGGTGCTAGAGGGGCGAAGTCATTTCGTCCCACCATAGAAAGACCTAGAGAGCCAGTTTGTTGTCTAACTTTGTCACGGGACTTTTGTCTTTTTTCAATGTCGGACCATCGACGTTCGGAGTCGTTTCCAATGAGCACATCAATAGATTGCTCTTGAAAGTTGGCGGTCACCAAACTCACTCTTGAAATCTCCACATATGATGCATCAGCCCCACAACGATCACATTGCAGAAGGGGTTCGGGTGTCTTAGAAGTTGGTAAAAGTCGTTCCATAACAAACTCACAAGACTTACATTTGTACTCTCTGATGGCCATACAGCTCCTTTAAGCATAGAAGGGAATGAACTGACGCACTCCCAAGACAGAAATTCGAGGGAGGGGTTTTCCAGGGAAGTCCACTTCGACATCATCCACATCGATAGAGAAGGATCCAATTCGAGTAAGCATAGGAATAAACACTTCCCAATCGGCCAAGGCGGAAACACCCAGACTATATGTGGTGGTCGGTGCCGTGCCAGATCCATCTCTGGAACCATACGTCGCTTCTTTTGAAACCTCTAACACGGTCAAGCCATCAGATTCCATCTCGGTTCTTGAATTGATCAACAATTTGGTTCTGATCATATTGGCCACTTCAGATGCGGTTAATCTGTCGTTAGCCTTCACTTCAATTGTAAAACTTATGCTTTCTTTGGAACCATAGACCTCATAGGTCTCAGTTGGAGAGGGAGAGATAAGAATGGCTATTTGATCTCCCACAAAAACCATGTCGCCAATACCGAGGGCTAGTCCATTGATGACTCCGTAGTTAACTGCCATCTTCTTAGCGGTTTGAGTGGTTTGACCTGCGTTTATTCTCGCTTCCCAAACATATTTTTCATTGGGGAGGAGGAGGTGATTGAGCCAGACGAATCCATCTGTGTCTATGGTCAGATCACTCTCAGTGTAGTTGGTACCAGAAGACACCTTAATTTTAGTCTGTCCTGGTTCCATCTCGTTATTGGGGGATACGGCATCCATGGGCAATTTGTTTTCTGGGTGGACTGCTGATATGCCAGTGGGATCAGTCTTGGCAAAGACACTGACGGTCAATGTAGAGCCAATTGGGGTCCATGTGCCTAGTCGGATTCTTGCCCCGTTATCTTCAAAAACGAAGTCTATTCCCTCTCTTAGTTCATAGTTGTCTTGGTCAACAATAGAAATACGATCATATGGGAAAGTGGGAATGATGAAGTCCTCATATCCACCTGTGGTGGCCTGGGTGAGAACAAATGATTGGGGGCGTTTGTACCAAAAATCAATGTTGGGGGTTAAGGGGCCAGCACCACTAACTAACAAGAGGGGGACTTGAGTCGTGTATGAGGTTATGTACATAACACGATCACGAACTTCATAAGTTATAGATGAGTCAACTGGGTGGACTGTGTCCACATCAATCGAATCAGCAAAAAAGATGGCACTGCCCTCTGAATAAGAAGAGATCCCCTCTCTCCATTTGTACGACTGAAGAGTCAACCCCACTTCTCTGGTTCCCTCATCTACCGAATCAACATTCAAGTAGTAGACACCCGCTTCGGGCAGACCACTAATAACCCCATCTCTCAGCTCTTTAACCCATTCGATAAACAACCCATCCTTGTTTTCCAATTGAGCTAGAATGGCTCTTCCATGCTGCGTGCACAAAAAATAGTCGGGGGAAAGACGAGTACCTTGAGCGGAAATACCATTAATAGTTACACGGAGATCCCCCCACCCAACCATATTGCTGGTCTGGATGGTTACATCTCCACCTAAGTTTCGGAATCTAGGATTGCGATTGACCGTGTCTCTAATTTCTCGCAAAAGATATGTGACCAGATTTTCGCCTGTAAGGTCAATCACTTTTTGTCTCCAATCAAACCCTTACGAGACGTAATTTATATTTGGTAAGGGAGGTGGCACCTTCACATTTACAGGCTCAATCCACATCGCAATGCTGCGGCGAACATCATTAACACTAACATTACCAATCATTCTGGGATACCAACGATTTTCCAATTCGACACGCCCATCCCATTCGTATGCGGTGATGAGCCACTGGGAGCCATCATTAGCCTCAAATACAGCACCGGGAATCATGTATGTGTAAAAATCCTGATCCCCCATGATGGGGCTAAGAGGGTTAGCCATCTGTTCCTGCACACCAGGAGCAGTCTGAGCGAAGGAAGAAGTGGCTTCAGAAGAAGGAGCGGAGATGGAAACACCAGCCAAATCGGCTACATTGGAAGCAAGTTTTTTTGGATCAAAGGGCATAGCGGACCTCATCATAAAGAATTTAGAAGTTTATTTCTTATTTAGCAACCGTGCTTTGTAGGTGGAAGTCTTAGTCAACCAATCAGTGACGTTGGTGCCATTGGTCTGTTTGAATTTGTTTAAAGTGGTTTGATCAAATTCAGATTGGACGTAATCCAATATGATTCTACGAAGATCATATCCAGCTTTTCGTGCATCCAAATCGTTTGAGAAAAACAGAGAGCGGACAGGATGTCCATTTAAATATTGATCAAGTGATCGACCCCTGACCTTTATGGTCTGTTTTAATTGCTCCACTTTGGAAACGATCCCATTCCATACCTTCTTGACTGTATCACGATCTTGTCTTTGATTGTATTTGTCAACCGGTCCAGCCCAATCAATGGCACTCTTATGAGTATACATGTCTCTAAGATGTTTTTCAGCCTGTATCTTTGATTTATGAGAACTGATGATCCCCCCGGTCTGATGGGCTCTAATCACCCATGGAGTAGACTTGCCAAGAGAATCTTTATGCCCCGGCACATGTTGCACATATGACAGTTTGGTAATCAATTTTGATGTAAACGTGAACATGTCTATCCTTACGTCTGAATATTGCCAAACGGAACGGTGCGACCCCGAGGAGCGATGGGATTTTCCCATGTCTTTGTGGGATCAGTGAGAGGATCGGTAATGGGTTCGGCTGGTAGTTGTCTGGTTTCAACAAAGCGAGGATCATATACAATGGTTGGCTGGGGCACCGGTCCCTGAATGAGAGGAATGAGATATCGTGTGTCTCTCGCTTGTAGTAGTTCAGTCTGAAAATCTTGTTGGAGAAGCACCCCTCTGGGGCTCTTGTAAGTCACATCTTTAATTACAACGCGATCACCATTACGACGCACAATAAGATCTCCACTCTGTACCACAGGAGTAGGTCCTAGATGAGACTGGGATTCTCTCTCGACCTTACGACCACCCTCATCTAACGTGGTGGTTAGAGCGGTGTCAGGATCTAGATAGAGAATTTGGAAGGGACCAAAATATCCACCGATGATTCCCGTTCCGTAACAAGATGAACATCCACTTCGGGGTTCTCCATTACCTACGGTGCAACCGCAAGGCTCTCCCTTGGTTCGACGGATTAACAAGTCGGCGGGTTCACCGACTTGTTCAAACAAGAAGGCATTACGCCGAACCATCTCAGCATAGATGTAATCCATCTGTTCTATTTCCATGCTGTTCTTAACTTCAGTTCCGGGGGCTCCAGGCATGTGGAGTTCTTGACCTCCACCCATAACGGGGACGACCGTATAAAAGGTGCGAGTTCCTGAAATGTAGATGTCAACGAAATTGGTTAAGGTCTTGTAGGTGACCACCACCGTGTAGGCAGAGGGGTCAGTTCCTGCAAAGGGGTTTGCTGCATATGCAGACACAGATCCATCCTTCTTGGCTGTCTCTTGTGTTGGGAGATAGACCAATCCTTCTTGCCCATCCACTCTAGCCAGATAGGAGGGAACACCATCGATCGTAACCGAAACATCCGTTGGATGAGCGGCGATGCTGGGCCGACCCTTAACCGCTCCCCCCCAGATGGGAACGTCAGGAAGTTTTATCACATACTGTCCACCCCGTCCAAAGTGTAGCCAATCTGAGGGGATGACTGTGTGTGTCTTAGTTGTTAGAGTTGTTTCATCGCGATAAAAGTGGCCTGGATGGGGGTAGGGATTGATCTTGGACCAATTTGTTGGAGCGTCATACGCTCTATACAGATTGTAACCCACAATTCCAGGCGAAAAATCATCCGCCCAGTAAAGATCTCTGGATCCTACATAAGAACTGTTCAAAATGACGAGATTACTTACAGCCATGGTCCCTCTTTTCTCTCCAGGCAACCCAATAGGCTTTTTTACTTTCAGATATGTTCTGCAATCCCTTCTCAGAGGGTCGTTTTCCCGGTCGACCCTTACACTTACCTTTATTGCCCAATCCTATTTTCTTTTTGGTCTCCTCTGAGTGTGGAGAAGATTGTCGCATTTTAGCTGCTGCAGACATTCTTGCTCGTTGTTCTGGAGTGCGCGTCTGCCCGAGAACGGTGTGACCACAGGATGCGGAAGCGGCGACACTCAGGCGTTTTCTAGTCTCTTCAGAGACCACTCTCTTCCGCAACTTGTCTTTAGTGGCCTCACTGTGTTTTCTGCCACGCATAACTGCTTTTGCATCTCGACCTGATTCTTTCATCTTCATAGCTGGCAGGAACCTCTAATCTAGGGTCTCGAATTACTTTTTCTGCAATGCCACCCAGGCATCAATCGCTTCTTTAACAAAACCTGCAGGGGAGTCCAGTGGATAAGTGGCCCATTCGGGGTTGTCAAAAGAGGTTTCTTTTCCCACTATCTTGCCTGTGCGTGAGTTAACAACCACCACATTCACAAGAGCGGCCCATTTTCTAAAATAGACCCACTGGTGAACTACATACTGGTCCGAATCCTCTGTGATGGTCCGAACCATCACAGAGGTAAATTCCCCTTTGATAATGATAGAGTCAGGATTGATGGCCGTGCTATCCGTTGGAGAACGGGCAATCTCTATCCACCTCACCGTCTCAACAGGAACGACGGATTTGAATTGAGTATTGATTTGGGTATAGGGTGGTCTGGGAGGTAAGATGATTCCCGTCAGCAGTAGGGCACAAAGCAGAGCCATACTTCTCCCTATTAGCCAAGCAACCATCTGTTCTGTCGTAGACCAACGGATTGAGGACGATTAGCTGTCAACGCTGGTATCCACTCTTTAAATTCCGTAGCGTAGGCAGAAGCAAGACCAAGATATGTTTGAGACTTATTCAAATCCAAACTGACTCCATTTAGACTGTACCCAAATTCGTCCGCTGCCCATCGAGCTCCCTCAGCGGTCAAGCACTTAGCAGCAGCACCAACGGCAGCAGCGTTAGCCCAATCGGGCAAGATGGTGTCCAGCGTGTAGTTGTACAGAGCCATTGGGTTGGCTACGTTAATCTGGCTGATGCTGACTTGCAACATACGAATGATTGTTTGATCGGTCCAAATGAACCCAACACGAGAGGTGAATCCCGCAACCGTCTTCCCACTGGTGGGTGGACGGAAGTGGTAATTACGATCAGGATTTGTGTCAGATAGCAGTTCTCTCACTTGCATAATCATCTCAGCGGTTTTGAGAGAAACAGCGTTCATTCTCGCTATAAATACTGAGGGGGCTTCAAAGCTGCTTGTTGGAGAAGAGGCAGCGAAGGGAATGACTTGGAAGTCTTCGAACACCTGATCTATAGAACTGTCATAATTTCGTTGTACATACCACACGAGCTTGTACCTTCCGTCCCAAAGGGTTGGTATGGACATGGCCACATTGTACACTCCCACAGAGGGGGAAGCAGGGATGGAGTTGGGTGTGGAAACGAGTGTTTGAATCTGAGTGAGGGGGTCGAGGGAAAAGATTGAATAGGATACGGCGAAGGGTGCGTAAGTGGATCCTCCCTCATCTCTGATGATAATATTTAAATCTCCAGATCCTAATAACTTTCCAGCAGTTAGGGTTATCATATTATACCAACTTTACGGTTAGGTTAAATTTCTTTGCGTAATCTAGCAATGCCACTAAAGAGCAACTATCGTTCTTCATGCTAAACAGATAATCTAAAAAGAGGGACGATGGGCGAGAAAGGAGGCGTCCAACTTCGGTTACAGAGTAACTGTCATTGCTCAAGATGGTTTGAAGTTCTTTGTCTGAAAAATCTAGTCCTAGATGAGACACACTAGGCTCAATAGTCCAATTGTCCCCATCCTTCAGCAGATTTGCTTTCAACAATATGGATTTGAATTTTTTGGCAAATTTTTCTCGTAATGCATTGTACCAACTGTATTGCTTCCAATATGGACCTAGCCACTTTAGGGTGTCCCCATCATCTACCTCTTCATTAATGCTTACCTCAATCCATTTGACGACAGCAGGAAAGTTGAGCCAGGAATAAAATTCGTTTGTTTTCTCTATCAATTCCCTCAACCCATCGTTATCATCTGCACCTTCCACTACTTCAAGAAACTCTTTATTTGTTTTAATTTTAGGGAAAGTTTGTTTTAGAATCAGATCTCTAACTCTCCGTCTGTCATTCCAATGGCACTCTAAATTGCTGTATCCCATTATGTTAACTATTTCAATCATCCAACCAGAAAACACCTTTACATAACTCCCATCCCACCACATGTCATACACTTCTCTGTGTGCTGTCCCCAGTCGATTTTGAAGAGCCTCTTCAAGGCGTTTTCCAGACAGCAGAGACACCATTAAAATGGCCGAACTCCTTTGAGATTGGGTGAAGGGCCCACTGTACAAAACTCCCTTTAGGATCTCACTGACATCAAAATTTTGCAGTAGAGCAGAAACAACATTATTGGGTCTAAATTTGGGGTTTGGGTTCAACTGTTTTCGAAGTCGAACTATGGCAGCGATGGGGCACTTTTGGATCAAATTGATCAATTCTGGGCTTTGAATTTGATCAATTTCAAGCAAGTGATTGTCATCTACATCCATGAATTCTTCAGAATCCTCTTGGTATTGAGCCCAGGGTTTGCCTTCCTTGTAGAAAATCCACAAGGGGCCACGGCTCAAATATTCTTGAGCGGTGGTGAGTTGGGTGGTGCACCAAGAAGTGCCAGATCCCAGGACGGTGGCCTGATAAGCATCGGTCACTTTGAACAACTTCCATGGACCACTTTTCCAAACCAGTTGAGCCCCAGGAGCACCCTCTTCTCGTACATCTTTCACGATTTGCTTTTCAGATTTGGTTTCTTCAAGAAGATTCTTTTCGATAAACAATTCATATAGTTCAGCTGGAATCCATCTGTTAATGTCTGGACTGTGCTCCTCTTTGAACTTGGGGCTGTTCTTAGCCTTATTAAATGCGGCGAGACTTTCTTTTAATTTTGTTGTGTCTTCAGGCAATGCCAGTCGTTTGGCTTTGGCTTGACGAAGGATCCATTCGACATACAAATTCTCTGTTGGATCGGCGGCGATGGCCTGTTCGATCAGCTCAGGAGCGACTCCATATCGCTCCTCTAAGAATTTTATCTTTTGATCCGTTGGTCTAGCGAGGATCAAAAGAGGGTTTGTCAGGGGCATAGCGGACCTCATCAAAAAGAGAGTTGGAAATTGGTTTTTCGTCGCAGTAATACAACTGTATGAAGATAGATCAGTTGAACGAGGAACAACTCCTCGCCGTAAAACATAAGATGGACCATCCCGCTGCCGTGATCGCTGGTGCCGGGTCTGGAAAGACACGTGTGCTCACCTTTCGCATGCACCACCTTATTCATAATGAACATATTCCAGGCAAGAAGATCACAGCGATCACTTTTACAAATCGAGCTGCAGGAGAAATTCAAGAACGACTCCAATTAGCCGAGGAGGAGCACCTTCCTCGTATTGGAACCATCCATGGACTGGCTCTTTCAGCGATTAGAAGAGCTCCCAAGGGATTTGGATTGCTCGATCGTGTCTCCCCTTTGGACGAATACGATCAAAAGTGTTTGCTGAGTGACATTGTAGAAAAGAAGGGTCTGATCGAAACGGTTAAGCCGTGGCTCGTTCAAGACAAGCTGGAATACCATCGAGCCAGGGGGGTTGGGTTTGCCATCGACTACACCGCCGACGTACACGCTCAGGCCCAGCAAGCCCATGCTGGGTATCATGCCCTGTCTTCCGAAGAGCTAGACGTGTGGGCCCAGTTTGAAATTGAGAAGCGCAACCAGTCGGTTGTGGACTTTGATGATATGCTCCATCTGGTAGTTCGTCGAGGCAAAACGGATGACAAGTGGTTGACCTCCCTCCAAAAACAGTTTCAATACGTCTTGATGGATGAGGGCCAGGATACAAATGTCATCCAATGGGCCTTCGTCAACATGCTACTGCCACAGGGGAACAATAACATATTCGTCGTGGGAGATATTTCCCAAAGCATCTACGGATTTTCTGGAGCGGCTCCTGAGATCCTTCTCAACTATACGAAAGAGTGGAGAGGGTTGGAGCCAACTCTGTACAAACTTGAGCAGAACTACCGATCGGTGCCCGAAGTGGTCAAGATGGCTAATAAGATCCAAAAGTTCATGACCGACACCGTACCCCTACGGATGGATTCGGCTAGGGGTAAGATGGGGCACAAGGGCAACATCCTTCTGCGGCGCAGTGGAACTACACGAGAACTGGCTGCTTCAATTGCAGATGACATTTGGTGCAACAATCAAGAGAAGACTTGTTTGTATAGAGAGACGGCCATCCTGGTTCGAGCAGGGTCTCAGGTGCGAGACCTTGAAACCTCATTGGTAAAGAACCGCATACCATATATTGTTAGAGGAGCGATGTCTCTACTTCAGACAGAAGAAGTGCGGGATGTCCTGTCCTATCTTCGTATCGCATCCAACCCCAACGACTTCATGGCTCTGTGCCGTTCGGTCTGTCTTCCCAAGCGAGGCATCGGAGACAAGGCATTGGATAAGATCAAAGTGATAGCGGATGAAAAATTCGAAGGGGATCTAGTCCAAGCTGCCATTTCATATAACCACATGAAACTCCCTGGGTACATTGACATAGTTCAAAATGTGGTCAAACGGAAAGAAAATCCTCTCGATGCTATCGAATACATTCTGAGAGCGACTAAGTATCTGGAATTTGTCAAAGACAAATACAAGAAGCATCCGAAGAAGGTGCAGCTCAAAACAGAGAACCTAGATCGTCTCAAGGAGGTCATTCTCAATCTGATGTCCGAACGGGAATTGACCGTTGACGACGTAGTGTTTCAGTTGACCATGGCTGACCAGAAGGACGCTCCCTCCGCTTCGGGCAAGGTGATCGTTAGCACAATCCATTCGGCCAAAGGATTGGAGTGGAAACACGTGTACGTGGTTGGTCTCTACGAAGGGTCCCTTCCTCACAAGTGGTCAAAGAGTGACAATGAAATTGAAGAGGAGCGGCGCGTATTTTATGTGAGTTGCACTAGAGCCAAGGATTTGTTAGTTCTGGGAGTCCCTGGAATGTTGGAACTACCAGGACGAGGAAGCCAATTTGTTGCACCGAGTCGTTTCCTTACTGAATTGGGGATTTGCTGATGATCCGCCGCAGTACCACCGTCACAGATATTCCACAGCAACCACGGGATGAAGAGTACTGGCGGACCAAGTACGAAGGAGAAAAGATTTCTCAATCGACAGTTGACCAAATCTGTTACGATGTTCAAATGCTCGACGCCCAAGACAGGTATGAAGGAGTGGTGAATGCCGAACGGGACCACTTTCGCTGGATCTTGAGACAAATGTTGGCACAATGTTACAAGGGGCTCAACATGGTGGTGAAATGATCAACATTCAAACGCTTCCATCTGAAGAGCGTGCATTCATGACGGACCTCATGACCAGAGCACTGAAGCAACCAACCAGCTTAAAATATGAAGAGGCGGAACTCCTCAGAGAATGGTTCAGTGAGGATGTTGACGAGGATGGAATTCTAGAATTCATTTTAGCAGATTGTTTATTTTCTGTTCAGATCATCCAGTAAGAAACAGTCAGGGAGCACATACAGATGAATCAATTTTTCTCTTCATGCCGAGAGGCATTTTTTCTAAAAAATCCCGATTGGACCACCATTCTCAAAACCAAGATACTGCCATCCATTGCTGAGAGCCAATTGTCGAGCATCAGATTAGCCCCAGTCTTCACAGATAGCCAAGCACTAACCTTTTTTGGAAGGGGATTCATCTCGGGGGTAATCAAAGAAAACATGGCAACCATCAGATTGGATGTGGATGAAGAGGGAAACACTCTACTCCTTCAAAGGGCATATGCCGAGTGGATGCTCAATTACGCTGAGATTGAAAAGCGAATGAGTTATTTTGAACAAGACTATTCTGACCCTCTCGAAATGGAATTGAGGGTTCTCGAAGAGGTAGAGGCTCGACTGGGTGATATGGTTTTTGTCTCAGCCCAAATGTGGAAGCTGTTGGAAGATGAGAACTTCCTGTGTGGCTGGAGTGAAACCATGAGTGCTATTGGGGAAATTCTTGAAGTGCTTGTAAAGAAGGACGCCCAATATGGCCAAGCAAATCGACGCCATGGTCTCAAGGGCATCATGCCACGACTGTGTGATAAAATTGCTAGATTTACCAATTTGGCATCGGGAAATGGAGAGGGGCACTTTGAGCCTCTCGAGGACTCCGCCAAGGATCTGTGTGGATACAGTGCCATCTCATTGGGATACATTCTGGAGATGAAGGAAAGAGCCATCAATGCAAGATGTAACGCTCTCAGCTGGCCTTCCTAAGTTTCTTTTTCAATTTGGCTCGTTTGGACATCGTTGCGGGTAGATTGTCAACCGATCTACCCACATTTACCTTTGATCCTAAAGAGTCTTCCAAAGCCTCATATGGATTAGGGCTGATATAGATAACATCCATATCCATGTCCTCACTCTTCATTCCTCGAATATTCAACTTACCCTTGACCAGCTCTTCAACTACCGCTCGAAGATTCTGACACAGAGGCTTCTTACGATCGTATCCATCCCATGGGGAAAGAGTCTTTAGTCTAGAAGCCACTTCAGTAACCACGTAGGCTGTGGGGGGAAGTTCACCATCTCTTTTTTTAATCGACTCGATTTCATTTTTCACCAGACATTTGATGTCGCTGTAGTTCTTTATTGACATAAGGCTTCGCCTCTCCTCTGTGGGAAATGCCCAACGGATTCTTGGACCTTTTCATCTAAGCTGTGAGCACGGTTCAATCAGCATGGATGGTAAATAAATTATTGATGGAGCCACGGTCATGGCCGCTCCTGTGTTCACAATAGAGTCTCAGATTTGATTTCTGATATCAACTTTGCGAGAAAAAAGTGAGAACAAACTGACCTCTTCTCCACTAGGATAGACTCGCTTAAAAACAAAATAGAATTTTGTGTCCCTATATTGATTTGAACAAGCTGGACTATTCGTCCCCTCATATTCAACCAACACAGGAATGCGCTGAGGATTTGAATTGTCCAACAAGGTCAACTTAACAACCTTATTCTTAGTCCTAGAAAGCACCGAACTCAAATATGAAACCATCTCAGGCTTAAACACTTCGAATGAAGACTTTATGTTATCCGATATGGTGCGGCGTGATAGATCATATCCTTCATTTTTTAGAGTGTGCAACGTGTACGAAATGGGATTAGAGAGTTGTTTGGATTGGGCATAGGAGTAAAGTTCTTCCGCTCTATCCTGAGTAGAGGGAACCTTGAAACTATTTAAGGTCTGGGGGAAGTGGGAGGCATACTTGGCCTGTTCTAGTAAGGAGGCCACGTCATGTACGTCCTCTCTGATGACCGTCTCATCAAAGATACGATTTAGATCTGCAACAAATTCAGGTTCATTCTCCAGATAGGGACTAACCAGTCGGGGAAATCTGCCATTTAAATCAATAAGTCTGCGTTGTTGGGTTTTTATAACAGTGAAGGGGACGCCATGCATTCTGTTATGGTTGATATATTGCCTCAACTTTAATTTCAGTCTGTCCGTAACTCTAGCGAACCAACCGAAACAAATTCTTCCTTCCAATCGAACCATGTACACATAGAACTCTTTGCCACTGTCCGTTGATCTAGTGTAGGAACTGTCTGTCTTTTCAGTTACAAAATCGGAACCAGTGTGGCCATTTATGACGCTCGCCGCACGCATCCACACGGAACCATGACCTTCGGAATCCCTTTCGCTAACATCTCCTTGGAAGGCACTTCTGAAGGCCCAATGGTGGCAAATCTCATGAGCTATAACTCTCTTGGCGGACTCCTCATCAATTAGGAGTCGTTTTTGAATTTGAATGACTGAATTACCACTAGAATATTTGAACTCACAGTGCCCATCCCAACTGACAGATAATTTGTTAACAATGATGATTTGAGGGGAGGGCATAAGATTGCCCTTTGGGAGCATGCTCAAGTACTGCTTGGCCCACTGAGAAAGCTGTGATTTTGCTATCATGAAGAACCCACCACTAAGAGAGTCAAAAATCTAGTAATTCTTTAAAAGGATGACGCGCATGGACTCGAACCACACTTATGTAATGATAACCCGGAGTGGAGGAGCGGGAGACATTCTGATGATTGAACCCGTTCTAGAGGCTCTCTACTATGAATACGCTCCTGCAAGAATTATTTTGCGAACCGAATGTGACTGGGTGCTCCAAGATCATCCTATGGTTTGGAAGACCCTCAGGGACAATTATCACGGCACCACCTATGGAAAATTACCGACTGGTCTGATCCAAACAGATTTAAATGGTTTGTTTGATGAACCTGTCACAATGTACCACTTTGATATGCACGAAGTTATAGAACAACTGTCGGGCCTCCATGGTGTAGAAACGTGGGCGGCGGTCGCCAATACTCGATTATTGAGGAGAACTCCTTCGTTTGGACACTACAATTTTAAGTCAAATGGTAAGACGGTTGTCCAATTACGAAAACGAGAGGATGGAAGAGACCTACAGAGAGAAGACTTGCCTATGGATCTACTAGGAGATGCGGTGTTTGTAGAGCCGGGGTCACTAAACCCGAAAGAACTCGTAGACTTGATTGGGGGAAGTGAACTCTTCATTGGTTCTGATAGCGTTGGCCTTCACATTGCTCACGCTGCAGGAGTGAGAAAGATCGTTGGCCTCTACTCCAATATGTATCCCCACACACTGAGAGCATATCGTGGAATTTTGGTGGCACGAAACAGGACAGAGCTCACAGAAAAAATTAAGATCGCCTTGGGAGAGGCAAAATACCCCGCATACCTTAATGAAGGAAATGCAGCCGAAATGATTAAGAACATGGCTCTATCATATTGTAGAGGTCATGGATTAGATGTTGGATCAAGCCGATGGGAGCTACCAGGAAGTATCCCCATTCCCTCAGAAGACTTTAGAGACAACTTTAATCAGGGGCCATTTGATTATATTTTTTCTTCCCACTGCCTGGAGCACATTGCTGCCTGGCAAGAGGAGTTAAAGTTGTGGGAATCCCATCTGAAGCCGGGTGGTATCTGCCTGATGTATCTACCTCATCCACGAATGGAAATGTGGTCACCAAATGGACCCTGGGTTGGAGGAGAGCACAAGTGGGCTCCCTCTCCTGTGACACTTTCAAAATGGATCAATCAAAACACGAGTTTACGAGTTGAAGAGTATAGCTGTTATCCAGATGCCTACTGGAGTTTCTATATTCTTGCAAGGAGGAGCGCATGAACTACAACATGGTAGTCGACAGCGAATATGGACCAGTCATTGTAAATAGAAATGACATTAATCAAACCGAATCTCTTTTAACCACTGGGAGGGGGGTAGATCACGAAGACATCATGTTCTTGTGCAACCTCGCTCGCCTGTGTGGACAAGGAGTGGTCTGTGTGGACATTGGGGCCAACTTTGGTCTGTACACTCTTGCCCTAGCAAAAGCGGTGGAACCATTGGGAGGAAAGGTTGTATCTATAGAGGGACAACGTGTCCTAGCATATATGGTGTCAGGCTCTGTCTCTCTCAACTCCCTACAAAACGTATACGTCCGTAATTTTGTGATGGGCCGAGAAGGGGGAGTTATGCTCATCCCACAATACGATTACAACAAGAGAGGAAATTTTGGAAGTTTTGAGTTCAAGCCCAGAATAAACGACATCGGACAAGTGGAGCTGCCAGACAATCCAGAAGAAAAAGTCTCTATTGTAAAGATAGATGCCATAGACTGGGGTCGTTTAGATTTGATCAAAATTGATGCGGAGGGTATGGAAGAAGAAATTCTGGAGGGTGGGACAGAAACATTTACCCGCTTCAAGCCCGTCGTTTGGATTGAGTGGCTGAAGTCCGACAAGGGTAATCTGGTGCGCTACTTCAAGAAGTTGGGATATAACGTCTATGAACATGGATATGATTTGTTCTGTATCCAACCAGACAAATTTCCTGAAGTACAAGCGTCTCTCACTTGGGCCAGTTTCAATCTATGACACATCTATATGGCACCCCAGCCAAACAGTATCGCGAACAATATGGACTAACTCTATTTGTTGAAACAGGATGCCATGAGGGGGAAGGATTAATCCTAGCTAAAGATTATGGATTCAAAGAAGAGAATCTATTTTCATGTGACATTCGCCAAGAAGCTGTTACTAACGCATATCAGCTATTCCCCAATGGTGGTCTTTTTATGGCAGCAACCAGTGTAGAATTTTTAAAGGTTGTTCTACCTAAACTGACAGATCCAACGCTTTTCTGGTTGGATGCTCATTTCCCCTCTTTTTATGATGTAAAAGAAACAAAAGAAACTCGTTGGCCATTGTTTGAAGAGTTGCGACTCATTAGAGAGTTAAAACCCAATGTGGAGAGAGATGTGATTATTTGTGACGACACACGAATGTTGGTTAGTCCAAATAACCCCAACTATACAGGAGATGTTCCTGAGAATCTTGTAAAATATGTAAATGTCCAATGGGAAGAATTTGAACAGTCTTTCCATTTGACCCACACGGCACAAAGCATAAAAACAGACACCGGAATATTGGTGTTTCTCCCCAAGGATAAAATCTGATGACCCAATGTCCCCTGTGTGCCACTCAAACTTCCCAGAAGTATGGAGACACCCCCTACTGGGCCTGTCCCAATTGTGCCCTTTGGTTCAGATCCCCCCTTCCTCCTCCAGTGATAGTGGATAAGCTATCCACTCAGATGGATGAAAATGAAAAGGAAATAAATCTGGCCTTGGCCAAATCCATTCTGAGTCGGAGTGGGGTGGGTCGAGTTCTGGACATAGGATCTAATTATCCCTTTCTGGCCCATTGCTTTGAACAACTGGGTTGTGAGGCCAGTGCGATGGATTGTCTTCCAGGATTGCACAAGCTCGGGGAGGAGATGGGCGTCGACGCTTATGAAGAAGATTTTGAGCAATTTGTAGTAGACGAACAAAAATTCAAAATCATCACCATGGTGAATTCCTTCAACTACATGAGAGATCCACTCGCTGTGCTACACAAGCTGAGGGAGTTGGTAGAAGATGATGGAATCGTATACCTTCGTCTCCCTGATCATGGCATAGATGGATTCGAACAACACATTTCTTCCACTTCCACAATGGTACATCCAAATTTCTGGTCACAACCTAGTCTGTTGGAATTGTTAGTTCAGGCAAAGAATTTGTTTGTTATCAGTGGGTCTTGGCCCTTACAGGGTGGGGGGCAAAGAGATGTCATGCTCAAACCCATCACTGCCAAGCCCAAAGTCAGTTGTGGAATGATTGTCAAAAATGAGGAACGGGATCTCCCTAAGTGCCTCGAATCTATTAAAGATGTCATTGACAACCTGGTTATTATAGACACCGGCTCTACTGACAAGACTCAAGACGTAGCTGTCGCATTTTGTGTGCAGAATGAAATCCCTCTTCTCTATAAGATGTACACGGGATCATCCAAACAAGACAGCTCGGGTGATTGGAAATTGTGGGACTTTGGGACAGCTCGTAATCAATTTGTGCAAGAAATTGAACACAGCTCCATGAGAAATACCGACTATCTCTTATGGATGGATGCGGATGACAACCTCGTCACCTCCGCCAATGCCCGGAGAGCATTCTATTTATCTAATGTGGATGTAATTGGTATGATGGTCAGTGGAGGAGATGGAACCCAATGGGTACATCACAGAGCCTGGAAGACAGGACAGGGAATTGAATTCAAAGGAAGAATCCACGAATATCCAGATTTTGGAAATGGTATGGATAAGACCGTGATGGTTATGGGGGATATTATCATTCATCATGACTCCGCACCCGGTTTTGGAGAATCTTCCAATGAACGAAATCTTCGTATTCTCGAATTGGACATGAAAGAAGAGCCCAACACAAGAACTGCCTTCTACCTAGCCAACACTCACAAGGATGCAGCACGGTGGCTCGATGCAGTCAAATACTACCAAATCAGAATTGACATGGGTGTGGGGTATAGAGATGAATGGTTGTTTGCCTGGCTGTATAAGGGACGATGTGAAAGAGCAGCCAAACTGTACGAACTGGCCGAACGAACACTTCTCGGTGGACTATCCCATGCCCCCTCGTGGTCTGAGTTTTGGATGGAACTGGCCTATCTCAAATACGATCAGAAGGAATGGAATCAGGTCATTGGCTATAGCATGGAGGCGTTATCCAGAAACCCAGAGCACACTCAACTATGGAGAGAGCTCAACAAATACACCGATCAACCTCGTCGCATGCTCTCCTTCGCCCACGAATTCCTAGGGGACAAACCAACCGCTCTCTATTGGGCAACCGAGGCACTGAAATACATAGGAGTGGACGACACCGAATGGAACAATCGCATTCTTAATTTGAAGCAGGGGGAATTGGCTTCTCGTTTTCTGAAAAAGAACGTGAAGCCCAAGATTGCTCTCCATCGACCTGGAGCCATTGGAGACATCATCATGACTCTAAACCTCATCCCCATGTTGAAAAAGAAGTATCCCAAACACGACATCCACTATTATTGCAATGTGGGTATTGGAGAACAACTGTCCAGCCTGTTTACAGCGGTCGAAATTGAATGGTTTGATTGCTCTCATCTTGAAAGCAAAATTGGAATGTATGAGAAGGTAATTAATCTCATCGGCTACCCCCTTCACGAGGGATACCCCAATGTGCCAATGAAGAAACATCTACTCGAGTATTTCGCCGATGAGATGGGACTGGGCACCAGGGGATTACCTCAACTCCATCTAGACTCTCTATCCCTAACTAATCTTCCCAATCGACCCTACATCACCGTGCATCCATTGGCAGGGTGGAGTCTCTATAAAAATTGGGCCATGGGACGATGGGAAAAGTTAATTGAAGCCTTCCCAAATGAGTTGTTCATACAAATAGGGAGTGGGGCTGACTACAAACTTCAAGGAGCAGATCACAGCTACATGGGAACTGAGCTGTCAAACTCAATTGATCTGATTGCCAACGCTACCCTGCATCTTGGAATTGACTCCTTCTCCAACCATCTCACCCACTATAAGTGGAATGGACGACAGACCCCTGCCATCATCCTGTGGGGATCGACTCAATGGCAAGCAGCTGGCTATCCAGAAAATGTCAACATCAGTCTCGGACTAGAATGTCAACCATGCTTCCGTGAGGATCCAAAAATTTCTGCTATGCCTCGTGGTGTCTGTATTAATCCACCGGGGCAGACCGACTACAACCACCCTCAACATGCTTGTATGGCTGGCATCTCTGTTGATCAAGTAATTGACGAAGTAAAGAAGATATTCGATCTAACCACTGTCACAGGTTCAACCGGTGGAACAGGTCTCAGCAAGGACCCATCGGAGTAGATTTGGGAACTCCTTGCACCTTGACTCTGGCCATGCCGTTCTCTGTGTATCCCAGATACTTAGCAGCTCGTTCAGACAGATCAAAATCTCGTTTTAATCGAGGATGAGGCCCTCTGTCTGTTATCATCATAACAACAGACTTACCCCCATAAGTCATTTTCACCTTTGAACCAAGGGGGAGAGTCCAATGGGCACAGGTAAACTTATCCTTATCAAAGAACCAAAATTCCTCAGGTATATCCTTGCGGCCTTTAGAGGCGGTTGGTTTGCCCTGAAAATCATCTCCGTACCAACTGATGAGAGAGGGTTGAGCAGTAAGCATGTCCTTGACCTCAGGACGTACAAATGCAGGTGGTGGAGTTGACGGGGCAGATCCTTGGAGGAGTTTTGCTCTAAATTTAAATTTCATTTTGGCTTTCCTATTTGGATCAGACAGGAGGAGCTAGTTTTGCAGCGATAATTGCGTCTATCTTATCGGCAATTAAGTTACCTAGGACGTGCTTACTCCCATCATCAAGTGTTACATTTTGATACCACAGAAACATAATCTCTTCTGCTGTCAGGAGAGTGTTTCCTAGTGACTTTCGATCATAAATATCTATCTTATTGTTGTTTTCATCTAACTCATATGTGATAGATTCCATCAAAATTTCTATTGGGTAGAGGGCTTCATAAAATCCCGTTTTAGGATTTTTATATATGGTACGACCAAGCCTTGTTTCAACAGAGGTAATCTCTTCCTTAATGCGAAGATTCTTCGTTTCAATTTGTTTTTCAATTGCCATTGTTATTTCCTTTAGAAGAAGGCGAAAAAGTCACCATTGACACCTGGATACGTACCATCGACCCAAACCTCGTAAATTTTGGCGGTGATGCTGTCTGCTGTTCCAGAGGGAGCACCGTTTGTTTTGGAGTCAAGAAAAACAACAAACCAACCACCAGCAAAGTTGGGAATATCTCCAGTGCCAGTTATTTGAAGTGTTGTCTTAGTTTGACCACTGAGAGGAGGCCCAAATGTCTGTGTTCCTGTTCCTAGAGAGGAGGAAGTTGAATCGTAGAGGTCGATAACAATTAGACTCCCACTTGCTGCGGCCCCAGCTACGAGCGACCAGTCAATAGTAAAGTTAGCCGTCCAAGAGGTCCAGACCTTTGTCTTAGCTGGTAAAATGTAGTGGATGTAAGATGAACTGTTAGTAGAAAATGCAAAGTCCTGGGCTTGAACTTGTTGCGTGGCATAAGTAGCGGGATTGTTATCATAGGCGTTCGCCAAATTAGTATTTGACCGCGATACTGCGACTCCCGCATAGTCTGCAGAGGTATCTGAGGTGCTTGTTGGCCTGATGGTTTCAACAGCCATCTTATTACACTTCCTGCGTAAAGGCGATCAAGTCCCATTTGGTGTCAGTACTGTTGTACTGAAACCCCATGTAGATGGTCTTACTCGCTGTAGTCGCTGTTGGTAGTGCATTACCCATGGCACGATATTGTGTACCAAAACTGATGGCTCTTGTTGTTCCACTGTCTTTCAGACGAATCATTAATTTCTGGCCCTGCTGGGGGGTTCCGGTTGGGTTTGCAAAAGTGATGCCCGCTGTCTGAGCGGTAACTATGACCAGTACGTCAGTGGCAGCTGGGGTCACCGTTGCAGACGAGGTCACGACCTGCGCATTAGGTAGGACTGGATCAGAGGTTTGGTAGTTAGCTAGTCCCATACTACTCCTTTAAAAGCCGATCTCTGCCATAAGTTCTGGAATTGAGAATGGAATAGGGCCACATGATGAAAAATCACAAAGGGAGGATTCGAATATTTCAGTTATTTGTGGCTTCCTGCTGTAGTACAGTGTCCAAACTGCCTTGATCCACAGTTCCACCGCTACACACTTTGGCTTACTTTGAAGAACTCCCACTGCTAAGAGTCCAATGGCGGACCCGCTTATTTGTGCATACTCATAATCGTGAGCCGCTTGCCATAATTTTTCTATGTTGGCATCTATGGCTCTGAGTCGCTCTAATTCTGGACCGGGGCCAAGAGTGAACACTACTCCATCCCACGTGCCACCAATGCTGGTTTCCCCAGTTTCTGTTGTTATTTCAACACAAATTCTGGCATCATCAAAGAACGGAAGGAAGGACCCATTCCCAATAGAAACCACTTGGCCGTCTATTATTTCAGCAAATCGCATTATTGCCTCGCACTTGGAAAAATTTCATATTCGTCCACACAGAGGAAGGATTGTTGGATTCCACCGTAGATAGTTCCACCACCCCAAACGGTAACTGTGTTAGTTCCTCCATTATTGCCAATTCGTACTGCAAGAGTTGTTGGAGTGGTGTTAGTGACAACCATGTCATACTCTAAGATCAATGGGAATGCTGTGTCAGCTCCACCCACCATATATGTAAAATAGTGGGCTCTTGCATAAACTTCGCTGTCTACAAAAAGGGCAGCACCGTACTGATTTCCACCTCCTATTTTTGTGTCTAACTGTACTCGAACTCTTAAAAGATTTCCTGCCTTTAAAGGCGTATGTACAAGTGACAATACCTGTGCCCCTTGAGAATTTTGAGGAGGGGTGGAGGCGGTGGGTATGGAGGCGGCAGAAGAAAAATCTCCGTTCAAGACCACTTTGTTGGTTTGCACAAAAGCCACAGTCGTTGCACCAGTCAGGGTCACACTCCCGCTGGTCAGTGCCGATGCTGGGATGAGACTTCCTCCATGTCTTGGAAAAAAATTAAACATGGAAGAGGGGAAGGCGGGCATTATTGTCTCGCGCTTGGAAAGGTCTCGTATTCGTCAACACAGAGGAAGGATTGCTGGACTCCACCATAAGTAGTTCCTCCACCATAGAGAGTGATGGTGTTGGTGGCGTTGCATCCGTACCGTACTGCAAATGTGATGGGGCTGGTATTTATAGCAACCATATCATATTCTAGAAATAGAGGAAGGGCAGTGTCCGTACCAGATGGCGGATAAACAAAAAAGTGGGCTCTGGCATTAGTCTCGCTATTCACAAAAAGGGCGCATCCATATCCCTGACTACCAGAGGTTTTTGAATCCAGCAAAACTCGTATTCGTAGTAGATTTCCCCCCCTTAGTGGAGTGTGAAGCAAAGACAGAGCCTGAGCGCCCTGCGAATTTGTGGGAATACTGGCATTTGCGATATTAGCAGCAGTGCTTATATCCCCGTTCAAAACCACCTTATTGGTTTGAACGAAGGTCATCACTGTCTCCCCCGTCTGTGCCACACTTCCACTGGTTATAGTGCGGGCAGGTCCATAGCTACCGCCATGTTTGGGAAAAAAATTAAACATGGAAGAAGGAAATGAGGGCATCAATAGTCTCCGGCCACACATGAGAAGGCGATGCCAGCCGCTACTGTGGTGCCAATAGCAACATTGATTTTGTAGCCGGGAGGAATTGCTATGTTTAAACCAATTTCTGTATTACCGATTCCGGCCACTTCGGAATTAGTGGTAGCTGGAAGTGTCGCGTCTTTAATGAGGGTGTTATTTGCTGGAGTGGCGTTTGTTAATCCGTTATTGATAAACACCCTCGCTACACTGGCTGTATTGGTCCCCGAGGGCTGACACACAACCTTCTGGACAAAGCCACCATTGGCTCCAGCGGTGTAGAGGGTGGCCATGGTGCCTGAACCATCTTTGGCTGTGTTGGCCGTGAGAACCACCTGTCCGGTTGTTATTACAGGAGTCAGTGGAAAGATCGGAGCTGTATTCGCAGACATTTAAAAACCTCCTAAGAATTGCCATCCTAAATAGGATGCCATATTTGAGTTCACATAACTAGATGTGCCACCGCTGCTGAAAACTGTCACTCTTAGCGAACCGGTTGCTGGGGCCACAAGAAAGACTAGGGTCACTTGGGTTGTACTGGTACTTTGTATTTCGATACCAGAGGTCACTTGGCGCTTGCTACCACCCACTTCCCAAACAGTCACGTTGCAGTCCGTGACGCCTAAATTGTGTGTCACAGGGATAGAAGTTGAAACACCGTCACCGATGGTTGTTGAGTAGGAGGGAGACCCCTGGGCAAAGTTACCTTGAGAGATTTTACGGACACGCCACATGGTTGGAGTCGTTGAATTATAGTAAGACCATGGGGTTCCACCATCATCTGCCTTAGCATAAAACAGTATATCAATATCTGTGGAGTTTACTTTTGCGATGCTGGGACCGGCTCCGTAGTAAGCGGTCCCATTGTAACCTGCCTGTTGTCCAGTTGAAGATAGTTCATACCAAGGGCCACCATTATAGCTAAACTCTAAAACAAGAATGTCAGAGGTTGCGATTGCTTGGGTGAATCGAACACGCTTAGTTACAGAGGCGGATCCGGCTGGGGCGAATGACTGAATCAGCACACCACTAGCGCCATAACCGAATGAAGTTGTGTCATTAGAGGTTGTAGTAGAACTATTATAAGCATATTCAGTAAAGTTTGTGAGTAAATTAATGTTGGCTGTGAATTGGGAAATGGGAACCGTGAATCTCACAGTCAGAAGGTCCGAGCTGGCCCAACTAAACGGAGATGCTTGACTGAGCGGTGTTATTGCATTGGTATTGCAAAAAACATAGTTACCCAAACTGTTATTATACGGAGTGGGTTCTAGTTGATACGTCGTTGTTGCACTCCCGTCATACGCGGACGCTTTACCAAGAACGGTACCATTAATCGTACTGTTGAAGAGAATGTGTGATGTGTCAATCGTATATCCCAAGGGAAGGCCAAACAACCACGTTCCAGTACCATACGTCGTAGAAGAGCCCATGAGGATATCGATGGATACCTCCATCGTATCACCGACCCTACGCCACTGACCATTAAGTGTCCCATTATTGAGAACCGGGTCTGTACTGACTCCCTTCCATGTGGGTGTGTATGCGGTCCATGGTCCAACCGCTGCCGCTACGGTGATGGCATCCGATGCGGGGCCAGTTACTCCGTTGGCGATGGTCCTGGTCCCGCCTAGTGTTGCAGTGGCCGATGGCCAGTAACGGAAGAATTCAAAAGAGGTAGCAAATGTGCCCGTACCTACAAAGTTGGTGAAGACACCGAAATAGGTTGGAGTGTACCCCAAGGAGGACGAGGACTCGATCCAGGTCTTGCCATCTTGTGACCATCCCCAGTAGTAGGTAGTGGATGATCTACGAATGCGTACATACTTGGCCTTAGAGTTATACCCATTTGCTATGAGGGCACCACCAGTAGTGAAGTTTGTGTTTGCGTAGGCACCGGCGAATCCACCCTGGGTGCTGTAAACCCCGATTTCGAGAACGGTTTGAGTTCCAGCACCTGCGGTGGTGCCGTTGGCTAAGATCAAACCACCCGCATACGTTGGAGAAGAAGACTGAATGGCCTGATCCACCTTGGTAATGATGGTGAAATCTCCAGTAGGAATTGCCTGAAGAGCACAGATATCTGGAACGGTGTTGGTTGCCTTAATGAACAGACAGCCAGGGGTCGTTGTATTGACATCTGGAGTAGCGGAGGCGGAGGCCCAATTCACTGTCGTCCAAAGACCACTAATTGCTCCTGCTACTTCAAACTCATCATCATACGCAGAGGGAGAAGTAGGTGGTTTGTCAGGATCCCAATAGGTGAACTGGTCCCCAGCGCCGCCGACACCTGTTGGTCCGGTTATTCCTGTGGATCCTGTGGATCCGGCGTTGCCTGAGTTGCCAGTATTACCTGTGTTTCCAGGAGCTAGGACACCAGTTGTGCCCGTTGGCCCTGTAGCTCCTAGATTACCCGTTGAGCCTGTGTTTCCTGCACCACCTATGCCTCCTGTACTACCACTATTTCCTGTAAGACCAATCGAGCCCGTAGAACCTGTTGATCCACTATTACCTGTATTTCCAGTCACTGTTGAGGTTGGGCCAGTGCCACCTGAAACCCCTGTCTGTCCCACAGAACCAGTTGAACCAGAATTTCCTGTGAGACCAGTAGCCCCCTGGCTTCCTGCACCACCACCACCCCCGGTTGAACCTGTAGCACCAACCGCTCCTCCTGCTCCAGTTGTTCCACTGTTACCAGTGTTTCCTGTCATTCCTGTCGGTCCGGTATTTCCCGTCACTGTGCTGGCAGGACCGGTGGAACCGGTATTGCCTGTCAAACCAACAGAACCTGTGGCTCCACTGTTACCTGTGAGACCAGTAGCCCCGGTGGGACCGGTTGGACCGGTATTTCCCGTCACTGTCGAAGCGGGACCAGTTGAACCCGAGTTACCAGTGTTTCCTACAGCTCCTGTAGAACCACTATTACCGGTAAGACCTATGGAGCCTGTGGGACCAGAATTACCAGTTGCCCCCGTTACGGTGCTTGTTGGTCCTGCAGGACCAGTAGAGCCAGTGTTACCTGTTAGGCCAGTTGGTCCTGTCGAACCACTATTCCCAGTAGCTCCTATGCTGCCCGTTGCTCCACTATTTCCCGTGTTACCTGTGACCGTACTGGTTGGGCCAGTAGCTCCACTGTTTCCCGTCATTCCAATCAAACCAGTGGTCCCACTGTTACCTGTTGCTCCTACTGAGCCCGTTCCACCAGAATTTCCGCTGTTTCCCGTCACTGTTGAGGTTGGGCCTGTGGCCCCACTGTTACCAGTTAATCCTATGGCTCCAGTTGAACCTGAGTTACCAGTGTTTCCTGTCTGTCCAGTAGGTCCTGTGTTTCCAGTATTGCCTGTAACAGTGGAAGCAGGACCTGTAGGACCTGTTGGTCCCGAGTTACCAGTTTGTCCAATGCTGCCTGTCGCACCAGAATTACCAATGTTACCTTGATTTCCTGTCGCACCAGAATTACCTGTTAATCCTATTGCTCCTGTTGAACCACTATTGCCAGTCAGTCCTATATTGCCAGTTCCTCCAGTTACACCTGTATTACCAGTTATGGTAGAAGCTGGGCCTGTTGCCCCTGAATTACCAGTCATTCCAATTGATCCAGTTGAACCACTATTTCCTGTATTGCCAATCGATCCTGTTGAACCCGTCGGACCCGTGTTTCCTGTCACAGTACTGGCAGGTCCCGTGGCACCAGAATTGCCTGTGTTACCAATAGAACCTGTTGAACCCGAGTTGCCCGTAGCTCCCACAACACCAGTGGCACCTGAGTTACCAGTGGCACCGGTGACGGTGCTTGTTGGACCTGTCCCACCACTGTTTCCAGTCAGTCCTATTGAACCCGTTGCTCCACTGCTCCCAGTGAGTCCAACAGCACCCGTCCCACCACTGTTGCCAGTAGCACCTGTCACTGTTGAAGTGGGACCAGAAGCCCCGGTTGGTCCACTATTCCCAGTGAGCCCAATATTTCCAGTTGCCCCTGAGTTTCCAGTGAGCCCAATATTTCCAGTTGCCCCTGAGTTTCCAGTGTTTCCAGTTACAGTAGAAGTTGGTCCCGTTGCTCCACTGTTACCTTGATTACCAGTTGAACCAGTCTGACCTGTGCCACCCACTGACCCAGTAGAACCACTATTGCCAGTCAGACCGATGGCACCCGTAGCTCCAGTCCCACCAATTGAACCGGTCGCGCCGGAATTGCCTTGGTTTCCGCCTGAACCAGTCGAACCCGTATTACCCGTCAGACCTATACTACCGGTTGAACCACTGTTGCCTTGATTTCCACCACTTCCAGTCGCTCCGGTCAAGCCGGTACTACCTTGAGACCCGGTGGAACCCGTCAAACCAGTACTTCCTACAACGATGCTTGCTGGACCTGTCGCTCCAGTCGCTCCTGTATTGCCTGTTAAACCAATCGAACCGGTTGAACCAGAATTTCCTGTAAGACCCATAGCACCAGTTGGCCCTGTCAATCCAGTATTACCAGTGACAGTACTCGAAGGTCCTGTGGCTCCGGAGTTTCCAGTCGAGCCTGTCGCTCCAGTAGAGCCTGTAACGGCTGTGAGACCAACCGAACCGGTAGCTCCACTATTACCTTGAGACCCAGTTGGGCCTGTCCCTCCGGTTCCTCCAATAGACCCTGTCGAACCAGAATTACCGGTCAATCCGATCAAACCAGTCGCTCCGCTATTACCTTGGCTACCAGTCGCTCCTGTCGTTCCGATTCCGCCAACTCCTCCAGTGGCTCCACTATAACCAATAGCACCCGTAATTCCAGTAGAACCCGTGTTACCTGTAAGACCAACCGAACCGGTTGGACCAGAATTTCCGCTGTTTCCCGTCACTGTTGAGGTTGGGCCTGTGGCCCCACTGTTACCTTGATTACCGGTAGAACCCGTTGAGCCTGTGTTTCCTGTGAGTCCGGTGTTTCCCGTCGCCCCTGAATTGCCTGTTGCTCCCGTAACCGTACTCGTGGGACCAGAGGCACCTGTGGGGCCTGTATTGCCTGTTAGACCAGTGGAACCAATTCCTCCAGTTGAACCAGAATTTCCTGTATTGCCAATCGATCCTGTTGCTCCGGAATTTCCTATTAGTCCCGTTGCTCCAGTGGCTCCGGAATTTCCTATTAATCCTGTTGGGCCAGTTGGGCCTGTATTTCCTGTTACAATAGAAGCTGGTCCAGTCGGTCCTGAATTTCCAGTGTTGCCAGTAGCACCTATGGCACCGGTCTGACCAATTCCACCAACACCACCGGTTGATCCAGTATTGCCTGTCAATCCTGTTAGGCCGGTTCCTCCGGAATTTCCAGTTAGACCCATCACCCCGGTGGGGCCTGTTAGACCTGTGTTTCCTGTGACAGTAGACGAAGGGCCAGTGGAACCACTATTGCCAGTGGCACCTATGGAACCTGTTGCACCACTATTTCCCGTCAATCCTGTCTGACCAGTTCCCCCAGAGTTGCCCGTCGCACCGGTGACGGTGCTCGTCGGACCCGAAGCTCCCGTGGGGCCAGTGAGACCAACGGAACCACTGTTTCCGGTCATTCCTACCGAACCGGTCGCTCCACTGTTACCTTGATTTCCCGTGGAACCTGTTGGACCAGTTCCCCCAATTCCGCCTGTTGAACCAGAGTTTCCTGTCAATCCTGTCGATCCTGTAGATCCCGTTACGGCAGTGGCACCAACCGAACCGGTTGCTCCACTGTTACCTTGATTACCAACCGATCCAGTTGAGCCAGAATTTCCAGTCAATCCCGTGAGACCGGTTCCTCCACTGTTACCAGTGGCACCGGTGACGGTGCTTGTTGGACCTGTCCCACCACTGTTGCCAGTATTGCCAGTTGGGCCTGTGGCCCCACTGTTGCCAGTGAGACCAACCGAACCAGTTCCACCCGAGTTTCCTGTATTTCCCGTAACTGTACTGGTTGGTCCCGTTGCTCCGGAATTACCGGTCAAACCAATCGACCCTGTTCCTCCACTGTTACCAGTCAATCCGATGGAACCAGTCGCACCTGTTGCTCCAGAGTTTCCAGTTGCTCCCACGGCTCCAGTTGCTCCTGAATTGCCAAAAGAGCCAACCGAACCGGTAGAACCAGAATTACCTGTTAGACCAACATTTCCCGTTGAACCAGAATTACCGGTGAGACCTGTTGCCCCTGTGGGGCCTGTCTGTCCTGTAGAGCCGGTTGCTGTTGAAGCAGGACCGGTGTTACCGGTATTACCAGTTCCACCAACTCCTCCAGTTGAACCACTGTTGCCTGTTAATCCAATAGAACCAGTTGATCCCGTGTTACCCGTTCCACCCGTCATGGTAGAAGCAGGGCCAGTGTTGCCTGTGTTACCAGTATTTCCGATGGCACCAGTTGAACCACTATTTCCTGTGAGACCCGTCGATCCAGTTCCCCCAGAGTTGCCCGTCGCACCGGTGACGGTGCCAGTTGGGCCTGTGACACCGATTGGTCCCGTGGATCCCGTGGCTCCGGTTGGTCCTGTGTTGCCCGTTCCGGCATTCCCAGTTGGACCTGCTGAGCCAGTTGGTCCTGTCGAACCACTATTCCCTTGGTTTCCTGCAGCACCAGTGGTTCCTGTGTTAGCGGTCAAACCGGTTGAACCTGTTGGTCCACTGTTTCCTGTCGCACCGGTGACGGTGCCAGTTGGGCCTGTAGAACCTGTGTTACCTTGATTACCAGTGGAACCGGTCGCTCCACTGTTACCAGTGAGACCAACCAAACCGGTTGGACCCGTCGGTCCGGTATTTCCCGTCACTGTGCTGGCAGGACCGGTGGAACCGGTATTGCCTGTCAAACCAACAGAACCTGTGGCTCCACTGTTACCAGTCGCACCGGTGTTTCCAGTCAACCCAGTTCCACCTGAATTTCCTGTGAGACCAGTTGAACCGGTTGAACCTGTGTTAGCTGTCAGTCCCGTGGGACCTGTTGGTCCTGTCAATCCTGTAGCACCGGTTACTGTAGAAGATGGTCCAGTTGCACCAGAGTTACCTATAAGACCCACAGAGCCAGTCGCTCCGCTATTACCTTGGCTACCTGTTGCCCCACTATTTCCTGTGAGACCCACAGAGCCAGTCGCTCCGCTATTACCTACAGCTCCTGCTGATCCTGTTGCTCCACTGTTACCAGTGGTTCCTGTCAGACCAGTCGCACCGGTAGTTCCAGTCAATCCTGTCTGTCCCGTTGGTCCACTATTACCAGTCTGCCCCGCTATACCGGTTCCACCTGTGTTTCCAACAGCACCGGTTGAACCCGAATTGCCTTGGTTACCCCCACCACCTATTGAACCAGTCGAACCCGTTGCTCCTGAATTACCAATGGACCCTACACCACCCGTTGGTCCACTGTTTCCTGTCGCACCGGTCGAGCCAGTAACACCAGAATTTCCTGTTAGTCCGGTTAGACCAGTTGAGCCAGTGTTTCCTGTCTGACCAATTTGTCCATCAACACCCGTATTACCCTGATTTCCAACAGACCCAATTCCTCCCGTAGGGCCAGAATTGCCTGTGAGACCAACTGCTCCTGTCGATCCACTGTTACCAGTTAATCCGGTTGAGCCAATGGAACCCTGTGATCCTGTTGCGCCACTGTTTCCTGTCTGTCCCACAGAACCAGTTAAGCCATTGTCGCCAGTGACACCTGTTTGACCTGTACTTCCCATTGGTCCAATACCACCCGTCGCACCGGTGACGGTGCCAGTTGGACCAGGGGCACCCGTTGAACCTGTGTTTCCTGTTGCTCCCACCACTCCTGTTGGTCCAGTCTGTCCAGTCACCCCAGCGCCAGCACCCGTTGGGCCCATAAGACCCGTTGGTCCAGTGGACCCCATATCACCGGTCGATCCTGTGGAACCAGTGATACCAATTCCTGTCTGTCCTGTACTACCCGAAGCTCCTGTCAATCCAGTGGAACCAGAGGCCCCCGTTCCACCACCACTAGATGCGAGTACAACCCAGTCTGAATTGGTAATACCACCAACCAATTGCCACGTGATCTGATCATTTGCTGTGTAACAAGCCAATCCCTCGCGACGACGAGCAGATGGGATGGCATCCCTCTCTGTGTGATCAGCTACTTCGTGGAAACCACCCAGACCAAATCGAGAGTCATGTGTTGGATAAATATCTGACACATCGCTTGGAGCGATAAATCCTGTTACCTGAACACCACCCGTATAGCCACTCATGAGACCACCACCACCAGAGCTCCACCGATCATGTTGGTACTACGATGAACATTATAGTTAGTGGTAACACCATATGCATTTGTAACACTCACAGTGTAGACTCCCTCAAAGGGAACAGCTAGATTAGTTGACTGATCTTTAAAGGATGTGGCCGCGCCTAAGACAGATGGATAGCACAGATACTTATATTGTGATGCAGCGGCAGAGAATGAGTAAACTCCAGCAAATCCTGAGATAAAAGAGCTGATTCGTAAGAGTTTGATGTCCACTTCGGCAAGAGGGGTGGTGGCATCTTCACCGTAATAAACTCGCCACAGCCAAGTGATCGAGTAGGTTCGGGAGAAGGCAACACTGTGTGTATTTGTCCCTGTGATTGTGTAAACTTCACTCGTTGCTGAGGTTTTTGTTACTCCAGCATGTGTAATGGCTGCAGGAGAAGTAGCGGAATGACCAGTCACCAAAGTCTCCGGAGTGGTCGTGTCTACAATTCCAATCGTATTGGAGGAGATGTTTGTGTTGTTGGTTGTACCCCACACGAATGAGGGATTGGAATTACTCGTGGCCCCCACCTCCAAGGGAGAGGATTGACCAGAAATTGAAAAAGAGGTAAAGGTGGGACTTTGGTAAGGGTAAAGTAGCGAATCCCACATGGTTTGCATAGATATGTTTGAAAAGGTACTGCCAGCAGGAATGCCACCGATTGGGGCGGGAGTGGCCCCAGCGTTGGTGTACAGATCTGAACCACCAGATCCAGTTGATCCTGTTGAACCAACAGATCCAGGAACACCTGTATTGCCTTGACTGCCGGTGGATCCGGGAACACCCGTATTGCCTTGACTGCCGGTGGATCCTGTACCTCCTGTGGCCCCAAAGGACCCAGTGCCACCACCACTGTCGGACATGAACCCCCGTTCAATTCGAACAAATCCTGTTTGAGTTGAATCAGCAAAGAGAACAGGTTTACTGATGGGGGGTTCTGTGAGGGTCATACCCCCCGGCACTGTGTCAGAGAGGAAATACACACCACCAGAAATTAATCCAGACAACCCCCCAATTCGGCCAGATGTGATAAGAATAAATGTGTCTGTTGTAACCGAACTAACAACGCCTTGAACTTCTGAATTATCCGCTATGTCCGCTTGTGCTTTGACCCAAATGGATCCATTAAAGCGTAAACAGTCACCCGCCGCAAACCCGTGAGAGGTTTGGGTCAGTGTCTGACTTGTCGCTTCACCAGAACCTGTTCCTGTTGGGTCACTATAGGCAAGGAGAGCCGCATCCAATATGCCTCTTTGTGGGTCAAAAATAGAACAAGTTCCATCACTTTCCTGGAAGGAAACAAAAGAGACGGATGAGCCATGAACAACATTCTTTACATTGGCCAAATTCAAATAGGGACCGGATCCATCAACTCTGAGGTCTAAAAACGAGGGATCAAGACCAATTTCTGAATGAAGAAGAACTTGTTGTGTAGAGTCACTGAGCAAAGTGACGTGACCGTCTTGATGATGTACGAAGACCATACCTCTGTCTGTCAGAGTGAAGGTTATCTGACGGATGTTTAAGAAAATGGAGTTATTTGATGTGTCGATCAGACTTATAAAGGGCATACCATCCTCTACTTTTGAGCCCAAAAGTCTAAAAGGTGCAGCAGCCTAATAAGGGAATCCTGCTTTAAATTTTTATTCCCAGTAGCCATCAAATCCAATGAGATGGGTAATAACACCACTGGTCAGAACGGTGGTCAGGTTCTTTGCTGAAATTTCTACATACTCTCCGGGACTCACCACAATGGGTGTGTCAAAATACTGGATGATGGGGGAGGTGCCACCGAGGGTTCCTGCGGCGGCGTTGATACCAAACTGCTCAGTGCCAAGGGGCACGACTCGGGGGATCTTAACCGTAGCGTTGGTGAAGCTGGCGGACTCAGCCCCCGCGAGGGTTCCGTTGGCTCCATTCATTCCATAGCGGAGCGCATAGACCAAAATAACAGGCGTGGCCACAGAGAGAACGGTCGTGACGGCACTGTGGATCCACACCCCGGTGATGTACAGGGTTCTTGGGGTGATGTTAATCGTACCGACAGGGTTCAGGTATGACTGAATGACACCATCGACGTTGACTGCCAGACCAGAGAGGTAGGTACCACTGAACTGGCCACCCAGACCCACGAAGTTGGTGTTGGTGGTGTTGGATGGAAGGTTGCCAGCGCCAGCGGCCAAGTTGTTCGTGTACAACGCAGTGGATCCGACGGTTTGACCGTTGGGGGCCTGAGAGCAGTGGAGGCCCATCCCCCCAAGCTGGTGGTGCCAAGGCTTTGAGGTGTGGATGTCCATCAGTACAGCGGAAATGGAGCTGACGTTAAGCTGCATCTGCGGGGAGCCACTGACGGTGCTCGCATTACGCTGCTGGATACAAAGTGGAAGAGAAGAAGTTAAATACGGCGCACCGTTTCCCGAAGGTGCTTGCTTAATCCCAATGAATATGCCATCCAACCAGTACGTGATTTGCCGGGTGTCAATTACCATTCGAAGAGCATGTGGCACCCCGGTTGTCAGGGCTCCCATGGATGGTGTGGAGACCTCCACACCATTGAAGTTCAGGACTCCGATGAGACCGTCAGTGCTGTACCTCCAGTAGGCTCCATCAGCGGGAGCAGTGGTGGTGGTGGCGACAAACTGTCCAATCTCAATGACCTGATTGGCCAGAGGATCTGCCGTTAGCTCAATTCTAGCCTCAATACACAGCGGGGCCTGGGGGACGAGGGTGAAGTACCTCCAAGTCTGAAGGGAACATCCAGCCGCAGCGGTGGCGGTGCTGTTGGCGTTGGCAGTCAGGAGGCCAGCACTGTTTAGTGTCATGGTCATTGTGGTAAATGTGTGCTTCCACAGGCTGGTATTCTGTACCGTTGCGTTAAAATAGTCGGAGAACAGGTACGTGTCGATGGCGGCCCGCAGACGGTAGTCCACGCTCGTTTCTGGTGGCTTCAAATACGAGCCGTCTCCATTGTCGTTTTGAGAAAATATTTTAACACTGCCCATTGTAGCGGCAGTATTGGAGAGGGCTACC